CTAATCTCACCTGCATTAAGATCGTTAAGATCATCAAGAGTAGTACTTGTGCCTGAAATTTCATAGCCAGTTTTATCACTGTTTACACCAACTGTTACGCTTGATGGTAAAGTAGCTGAACTGATTATTGCTCCTACAGTGATGTTGTTTAAAGTAGTTACTCCACCAGTATCTGATAATGTCACTCCGCCTATTTGAACTACATTTACTTCTTGCTTTGTCCCTATATATTTGTTATCAAAAATATTTGCATCCATCACTATAAAATCTTCCCATATAGGAGCAAATATACTATCATCTTGAATAAACATTCTTAAATTGCCAGTGGTATTGGAATCAGTGGCAGTAATTTGTATGCCATAATAGCCAGCAGATAAATGAGAAAAAGCTTTATCGCCAATAGAAATAGTACTGCCAGCATCATTTTTTATTATTCCTGCATTATCAACCCCAACTAATGTTACTCCTGTTTCTGCAGTAACACCAGACCAATAATCCACAAATGGCCCAATTACTACTGTAACTGCTGTTGATTGTCTAAGCTCTCTCATGCTCTTTTTCTCCTATATTGATTGTAAAGCCGTATTACTATTCTATTGTCTTCTGTTGTTGGAGCTTCGGCAGTATCATCAGGCACCAATCCAGCGCTAATATAAAAGCTATTAATCGTTGCCCCAGATGAATTGTCAATCGGAACTAAGCCTGCTGATATGTAATATTCATTAGCCATTTATGGTGTTGGCAATGAAACTGCCACCCTTCTTAATGTTGCGCCGCTTGCTAAGTTATAGTTGCCACCAGCCAAATCAGCATACCCCTCATCAGCATCACCCTGGTCTTCTAAATTAGATGTCGCTTCCGTCCCGTCGATTGATATGTTGTAATGGTTTAAGTCTGCTTGAATGTTAGCACCATCATTGTCTTGAAAATAGCACCCAATAGTAAGTATCGGGTCATCGTTGCCATCAAGGCCAATATCTCCCCCTCCGTTTTGATTTGTAATACGAGTAAGAGCGACCAATGAGAAGCGAGGGAGCGTATTCACACCATTTTCTATTCCTTTTAATGTGTTTGCGTCTACCACACAGTTTAATATTTTTGATAGCATCCCAAGTTCTGAAATACCGTCTGAATTGTCATAGGCAAAGCAGCCATAAAGAAGGGTTGCGATATAAGAGAAGCCGTGTCCAGTATTTCCATAAGACTTACAAAACATAAATGGCATTACGGTTGTATAAAATCCAGCACCCACATTATCATACGCTATACAACGGAAAAAAACTCCGTAACGTAAATTACCTGCCGAACCGACACCATGTGCCCCGTTATCATGAAACGAACAATTATTAAACACCCACCCATCACTGTAAGCTGCTGAAGACAAACCGTCAGAAGCTACTCCGGCGTTTTTAACTTCTATATTCTGAAGCCAGATATAATCAATATCGTTGGCAGATACTAATCCGTCACAGGCCTCGCTATTTACGTCAAAAACAAAACGTGTGCCGTCAACAACACCAGCAGCATTACAACCGATGAATTTAATCATCCCATCTGTCAAGTCACCAGTGTTTGTGTCTACATCAATCGACGTAGCTGCTCCGTATGTGTACGTGCCTCTCATATAGACTTTATCCCCGGCAGTAGCAGTATCAAAAGCACTTTGTGGACTCGTCCATGCATGCGTCCAATCTGTACCATTGTTATCTCCAACAGCGGCAGGGTCAACATAACGTGTTGTCATATTACCTCCGCATCCTTATAATGATAAATTGTTTCTACAATAACCCCATTGACAATAACCTCGTCAACATCAACTACATGGGAGCAATTTACGTTGCACTCTGCCAATCCTCTCGGCACAAAATCAGGATGTACGTTCGAACATAAAGAAGACTTTGCCCAGTTCCCACCATTTATTGTCCACTCCGGTTGAGGCTTTACGTTTGACCAATTCCCGCCATTAATAGTCAGTGTCTTCCCAACCAGAATTTCAGTGTCCGCAACAAGCTGAAAAAAATTACCACCATCAATAACTGCGCCATTTTTTATTTCATCTCCGGGGTCTTTAAAAGAGTAATTGGCCATTATTCTAACTCCTCCTTTCGTGCGAAGAAGTTGCTGTCAAGATATTTAAAAACGTTCCAAGCAAGCGACATTACATCATCCTTGTCACTTACAATCCATGCTTTGCATTTCTCCGGAGGTATTCGATTCCAGACTTCTTTGCGCTGATCAAGATGCTCTTTAAGCTTAGCCAATCCTGTTTGGATTTTAGTCTTATCTGCTCCGCTTAGTGTTAAATCTAATTGTGTCACGATTATTTCCTTTCTTAGCCTCCAATTCTCAACTCTTTTTCTGTCCAAAGATTAATCTTCAAAAGTAGTATACGTCCCTAATAAATCTTTTATTCCTTTTTTGCCTTCTGAATACTTAACTGATCTTATACCTTTTCTCCTCATCTTTCTCCATGCTTTTTTATACTCTCTCCCTAATTCTTTCGGTAATTTGCCCCTCATTTTTCTCATTGATATTCTTACCATCCCAAGAGGTGCTTGTTTACTCCACCCGTATTCCAAAAACACTATATGCCCAACAGCATTCACCATTTCAATATACTTCTTTGTTCCTGTAAGTTTCGCTTTATACTTTCCTTGTCTTTTTCCTTCCGAAACTTTACTTGTGCTTTTTAATCTACTATCCATATTAAAACTTTTTCCTAACCCACTTACTGCTGCATGCCACCCGGCCCTTGCTTGGCCGGTATCAGTCGGATGTGTTCCATCTGGTTCTGGTTTTAAAATATTACTTAATAAATCAAAAGCTATTTTCTTTAATACTATTTCATCTGCAAGATCTGTTGTTCTCATAAATCTTTTAATACTTCTGTTAAAATCTTTTGTTTCCATTTTCATCGTTATTGCTTGCTTTGCCATAATTATAGTGCCCGACAACCAATGAAATAGCAAATGTTAAGAGGATCTTTATCTATCACCCTAATTGTATATGTAGTTGCCGCCTGAAAAGTACTCCCGGATTCAGTTATCATATCGTCAACAGATAATATCCCCGTTGTATCATTTACCATCAAGATAAATTTGACATCACCCATTTCGACCAACGCCCCTGATTTTTCAACATTTACACCTGCCCTTGTTCTATTCATTTCTTCTAGTTCATTTAAACCATAGCTTCCTTTAAATGAACTAACACTCGATATTGTCCACATTGAAGGTATAGTTTGAGAAGTAGGCGACCATGTATCGACTGTACTTCCACTTTGTAAAAGATTAATGGTAGTACTAATAACATCGTCACCTACTATTGTACTTATATCATCTATAATACTACTTATTTCTTGTTCAGATAATATAGACATTAAGTATCTCCAATATACTCCGAATCATCGACGCCCAAACCTGTAACATTAATATTGTAATGATCCATATACTCTATTACGTCAGAAGAAGAGCTTTTACCTTCATATGTTTTTGCTAATTGAAGATAGTACTCTGCTTTTTTTCTACGATCAAGCTTAATATCTCCTTTACCTAAACCAAGATCAAATGCTTCTTTAGCATACTTAGCTGCTAATGCCCTACATAAATCTGCTGAAGCACTCCAAACATCATCACTATTTTGATCTAATACTGCATCTATTTCTGCATCTTCAAAAACATAATCTGTACTATCTGTATCCGCAACATTTGTGCGGCATAAGCCCGCCGATGTAGTTGGATCATGTGTAAATGCCATTTACTTCCCCTCTTCTTTTAGCACTTTTAAAATATCTCTTAAAGTTTGAAGTATATGAATATTTGATACTAAATGAGCAACAGAAATTAAATCTGTTTTCCTAGTAAGCTTTCTTTCTAACTGCTGTTTAAAATTCCCCTCGTCTAATATATCTGCCATCTGAGGAACAAACTTACCTAAGTAATCAGTCCTAATTTGTATTGCTTTTTTCTTTTCTTCTACTACTGGTTCCTGTTCAACTTCTTTTTGCTTGGTTTCTTTTTTAGTAAAATCTTCATTTACTTCTGGTTCTGTATCTTCTGTTATAATCCCATCTTTTCTTTTTTTGTTGCTCAAAACAATCTCCTTTTATATTTGTGGTAAAGGTTGATTTGCCACCCATAATATTTTTACTCTTGCAGGGCCAGCCTCCATAATTGTCTTCCCTCCTGGTATTTCGTTTGGCTCATAGAATTGTTTTGTTTCAAAATCAAAAGGCCAATCTTCAGGAATGTTTAATCTTCTTGCTTCTCCTAATACTATATTCAACATATTAGTTTCATTATTCTGTAATTGCTGCTGTGATTGTTGTTTAATCATTTCTATATTCTGCATCATATTAGTTAATGTTACTTCATTTTTTTGTCCAATCTTTTTCAAAATAAACCTCCTTCTAATTTGTAGTGGTAAATATGGTTGTATACTTACTGCTTCCATTCTTGATTCATTAAAACTTGGTAAATAAAATAATGATTCACTAAAAAATTTCATCGCATCTTTATACTGCTTTAATTTCTTTTTTGCACTTCCAGAATTAAATGCCATAACCCACGCTGGAGTCATTCCATCATAATGCTGCCTCATTGTCTCTGCTTGTTCTTCTGCTTCTTCTGGAAATAAATTTGCATACCCAATCATAGCATGAGTCCTAAATATTGTTTCCCTTGGGCAGTACTTCAACGCTTTCATTAAATACCCTTCTTTTTTATTCCCGTACTTTGCAAAATTATATTTGGTGAAAAAGTAATTTCCAAGATTCGGCTTTATTACTCCCTCCCAAATAAAACCCACCAATATAAAAAAGACAAATAAAATAAATATTGGATGTATAACAAAAGCACTTGTAACAATAGTTGTACTAACTCCTGCTAGTAATGCCAATGCAACCCAAAAGTATAAACCAGATGCTGCAACTCTGAACGGAAAGAAAAATATAGCGTCTATTGCTATTCCAGTAATGCCAGCACATAAAGCAGAAATCAAAAGAAAATCTTTTGTACTTCCTACTTCTGTGTTTAATACTCCTCCAAAAAATACCATTCCAAAAATAACAAGAAACAAACCACCACCAATAATACCACCTTCAACAAAATTCTCTACAAAATCATTATGTACTTCTCTTGGTTGTGGCGTTTGATATGCTTCTCCTAAAAACTCTCCTTTGTCTTTTATATTTAACCTTCCTTGTGCTGAATAAACCTCCTTTCTGTATGTTCTTAATCCATATCCGTGTAATGGTTTTCGCAGTATTAATTCTACTGCCGCACTTACATATCTTATACGATACCTTAGATGAGCAATAGGATGATACTTATCTCCATGCTCAAAATCAAGCATCGTATTCAAAGGGTTATCTTCCGATAGGCTTTTATATATAGCTTTAAGTTTTTTAGAATTTAAAATATAATAAGAACCCATTATCAAAAGAAAAATAATACCAGCAAGGCAAAGTTCTATCGGAAGATAACACCAAACCGCTGTAATTCCGTCAAATACCAGCCCTCTTTTTGAGATAAGTATGAGGAAAAATACAGCAGATCCCAATAGCGAAAGTAAGCCAGCTCTTGATTCTGTTAAAATTATTACAGTAATTACTACCAAAATAGAAAGTAAGAAAAACATAGAAACTTCAAATGATAAATATATCAAAAAAGGAATAGTCGTTAAAAAGAAACCAGCAGCAAAATTAGTGTTTCCCATTGTACTTATTACTCTGCTATCTTTAAACTTTTTATTCTGAAAGCATTTTGGTATTTGTATTTTTGGTAACCCTTTATATAACCGCTCTTGAGATGCAAGCCTCTCTGGGAATAACGGATCAAATAAAAACTTCTGTCCTATTCCATATAAAGAAGTAAACATTGAAACTACAAAAGCTATTAAAGAAATTGCTACCATATTCTCCTTATTCTCAAACAAAGTAATTGCTATTACAAATCCAATTAAACAACAAAATATTAATGGCAATTCTCTCATGGAATTATGTTGTACTGTTGACCATGAGCAAGTTAAAACTAAATAAAAAAAATACAACATTACTAATAAAACAGTAAAACTTAAATTAAACTTCCCTAACATTAAATAAAAAATTAAACTTACTGAAATCCCAATTGCTCCGATTCCAAATTGAGGAAGTAAATATCCATCCATAAATTTGAGTGGTGCAAAAAATAAAGGTATACACAACATTGTTAATCCAAACGCTATTAATAAATACAGTTCCAAGATTACTCCTTTCGTTATTTAGGTTTATCGGTATTGCTTCTTTTAGGTTTATCAGTATTATTTTTAAAATGGTACAGCTCCTTTAATTCCAAAAGTATAATCAAAATACATATCTGTTTCAATTGTTGGCCCAATAAATAAATTATTTATTAATGGAAGTATTTTGCCTACATTCCATTCAACAGGTGTAAAATCAAACTTTAAATTATTACTTCCGCCAATTCCAAATGAAATAAATTTCCAATCCATATCTATTTTTGTTTTTCCATAACTAAATAAACTTAAATCTAACACAGGATAAATATCTTCCATAGTAATTATTCCACTAAGCGATAATCTTAGGTTCATCATAAAACTTTTATTTTTTATTTCTCTTCTTATCCATTCAACAGAATTTAATTTTAATGGATACTTCTTGCCCTTTGTTTCTTTTCTGCTATTGTTTTCAAACCAAGTTTCAAATATTGCTTCGTTCTCTTTCCCTTCTGTTAATACTATTTGACTATTTAATTCCCATTCTGGTACTATGCCTGTTGTGAATTTCTTGTCTTTATATTTGAATATCGCCCATGCTAAAGGATATTCATTCCCATCTGTATCTTTACTATAAATCATTTTAAAATACTGCTCATTAGCATCCCCAGTATCTTCCTTATATATATGATCACTTTTTTTATTCTTACTTATTACTACTTTCAATTCGGCTATTGATTTTCCTATATCGTTTATCTTACCATCTTTATTTTTAATTACTTCTTCAAGCTCTTTTATTCTGTTATTTAATAACCGATTATTCTCTTGTATATTTACAGCTACAATACTTTTTGTCAATAATTCTGTTTTCTTTTCTACTACACCCATATAACTTTTAATCCATATATATCCAAAAATTATTCCCATCAGTATAATAGATGTAAGTAAAAAAGATAACCCTAATTTTATAATTGTCGAATATTTCATTTTAATAAGTATATATACCTGCCACTACTTCTCTTCCATATTTGTGTTTTATTTTCAGATCGTAAATCGACATGAAATCCTATTGGCAATAAATTGTTATTCCATGACCAATCAAAATACACTCCTATTCCTGTAAACCCTGTTTTGATTACTTCTAAAAACTGTTTTCTTGCATGAACTTTAGTTGTCTGAAAGTGAAAATCAACCGCTTTCGCCCCCATCAAGGTTAAATGGTAACTCTTTTTAGCATGCCCGTGACTTCCATTAACATCTACACACCCGCCTACTATTGAATGGAATATCATTGGCCATCCAAATCTAATTCTTAACTCGTCTAACAAGAAAAGTAATCTCTCATCTATCATATTCCCAGAACCTTTTGACAATGGATCTGCAAAGTCTTCTTCTTTAAAATATTTATATTTATTCCAATTAATCATATATTTATTTTATCATTTTTTCTCGTTCTAAAACTTTTCGCACTTCCTCAAAAGATGAAGAAATACTACCCCTTTGAAAATAAATTTGTACTATATTAGTAATGTTATCAAAAACACCATACCCTTTCTCAACCAAAACTATTGCACGATTAAATCCAAGCTTGCCTTGAAATAAACCAATTTCATGAGCAATATTTTGTTTCCCATTTTTTTGATCATCAACAGATAATACAATAAATGCAAAACATACTGAGTTTAACATTTCAAAAATTCTATCCGATATACTTTTCCCTGCCGCAGATTCTCTATTAAATTCTTCCCACCCAAGCCCAAGCCTCTCTTCTAAAAAATCTTTTAATTCTCTCCAAATATATGAGCTACCATGCCCAATAAAAACAACCGGATTCATATTGTCCACAAAAACTTGATTACCTATTTGATTCAACCCATCTAAATAATTTTCAGCAAGTAATAATCTTTTACCAATATCAATATCATAATTATCTAATTTTCTATATAGATCTTTTGTAATAGAGTGATCTTCACCATATACTCTTAAAACATATGCCATAAAACAAGAATCAAAAAAACGAATATCACCAGTTTTAATTTCCCTGCGTTTCATTTTTATTTTTGTATCTTCTAATAACGCTTGAATTTTTTCAAGCAAACTTTTTTCATGACCCGGAGTTTGGGTACTCATCAGCATTTCCTTTTAACCCATCAATTATACGCTCAACTAACTTTTCAGGATTTATTTGATTACTAATTATAAGTTGCTGTTGCCTTTCAATAATTGATAGCTTTGCTGTTATTACTTCAGTAGAAGTAGTATTTTTATTTACTTCTTTATACATTCCGCCCCAAGCACTAAACCCATAAATCACAAACCCTGCTACAATTGAAAGAATTGCAATCGTAGTGGTAATAAGACCCCATCGGCCAACTTTTTTTTCAACAGATAATCTAACATTTACTACATCATCAATTACTTCTTTAATTTCTTTCTCGCTCTCTTTTAGTTTCCCTTCAATATGATCTTTACAATCTCCAATTGGGCATTCACTTGCCATCTTTCCCCTCCATTCCATTAAAAATCCAGATCAAAATATTCTCTATATTTGTTGTCAAATATAACATTATAATTTAATTTTAACTTTGATTATCATAATATATTGCAAAAATAATAAGTAAGACTATTAATATTTCATAGTCTATTGACATTACTTATCTGTATCCAACATATCGTTTTCTTCTGTTAATTTTGTTTTTGCATATATTCTCATAGTGAACACTGTAAGAAAACTTCCAAATAAAAACCCCAATCCTATTTCAATAGGAATTATAGAAATCCAATTATTATTAATCCATTTACCTTCAAACATTCCATATACTACTGGAATATAAAGAAGTAAAAGCCATTGGTACTTCATAGATGCTATATTTCTTAATAATTTTTGTATCCATGCATCCCAAAATGTTTTATCAAAAATTGAATAATCCATTATAATATCCTATTACCCAACACATAAGTATGCGCTAAAACCAGCATCTATCAAGCTTGCCTTTATTCCTAATTTAAAATATGGAACAGCTCTTAATGGATATGTACCACCACCAGCAATAGCGATCATTAACGGTATGAAATAAGACCCGTTTGCTAACCCACCACCACCAGATGTACCACTTGTTAATATTTGTGATGTTCCGCCATTTGTAATGAATGTAGTATATGTGCCCTCACTCTTTTCAGATATAGCCCCAATAACATCAAGACTGCCAGAAGAAGTACTTGTAATATCTATTTTTAAAGCAAGTTCTTTACCGTCATATTTTTTTTCTGTTAATGCTATTGGATCTGAATAAGCGTAAACAGTATTTGAAGCACCTGAAATAAAAGATGTTGAGCCTGAAAACTTCTTGATGAACATTATGTAGTTCTCCTTCTTTCTTGTTTAAAAATTGGAGGGTAGTAGTTCAGAAGAAAGAGAAACAACTACCTACTACCTCCCCAAATTAAAAATTAAACGCCAAACGCCGTCCAATAAACAGTTCCACCAGATATAGCCATTGTAGCTCCATTTGCATCAGTCATAGCTTGGAAAGTCAATGAAACCCCATTAGTAGTAATATTTGGTGTTGAAATAACTACTTCAATTGTAGAAACAGCACTTGCCATATATCGCCCTGCTGCAAATCCTAATAAAGTTTTCATCCCATGTGTAATCCCAAGAGTAGTCCCAGCCCATGCAGCAGTACCGCCACTAAGTTTATAATTTTCGGCAGTATAACCGACTGGATAACCTCCAGAAAGACTAACTCCGCTTGGGTATCTTGTCCCTCTTGCCATAATTAAACCCCTCCTTTTATTTTATAATGGGGGAACTTTAGCCATCAGCATTAAAAATTAAACACCAAATGCCAACCAGTAAAGTGTCCCACCAGAAGTAGCAACAGAAACAGCCCCAGCCGCAGTTAAAAAATTTAATGTAGCAGAAACCTTACCAGAAACAACACTTGGCTCAGTAATAACTACTTCCCCAACAGAAACAGCACTCGCCATATAACGAGTTACTGAAATATTATGTAAAGTTGTCATCCCATGTGTAATACTAAGTGCTGATCCAGCCCATGCAACAGTACCACCACTAATCTTATAATTTTGAGAAGTAAAACCTACTGGATAACCTCCAGAAAGACTAACTCCACTCGGAAACCTTGAACCTCTTGCCATAATGTAGTTCCTCCTTTATTTTTTGCGAGCGAAACTATAGCATTCGCAATTGCTTTTATTAAAATATTAGAAGTAGTAGTAAAGCATAAACTACTACCTCTAATTTAATTAGCTCGTGCATTTAAAACTATGCTTATAATCAAGTGCGCCACAACCGCCATAAGCTCTTGCTTTAAAGATCGCTTTTATATCATTATCAAAAGACGAATCATGAGAAGCAGGAGCAGAAAGAACTTGCATCGGCCATACTTCTGTCCATACAAAGTCTTTTTCAAAATTCCCCCAGTACCAAGTAGTAGCACTGTCATTGGTAACATAAGGTGAAGTAACAATTTTTAATTTATTCTGGAAAAAGTTTTTGGCATTTTCAGCAGACTCAGGAACTAACGCACTATTCGTCATCTGCCATGCTTCCAACTGAAGCTGAATTGGAATAAGTAAAGTAGCATTATTCAAATCAATATTAATAAAATTGCCATCACCCGTTCCAAGCGCATCATCCTTAATCGTTTGGGCCTTTACCATTACTGCTTCTAAACCAGCCTCATTAAAAGCATTAGCAGTAATCAAGTTGTTATTCCCAGCCGCATAAAAAGCAGTAGGAACACCAGAAGGTTGATATGCTAAAGTATCTAAATCCATTACTGTTCTTAAAATTTTTCTTTCTTCATAAACAGCAACACCTTCTCCAGTTTTATTTGCCTCTCGTAAAAGAGCACCAGTTTTATCAAAGAAAATTGCTTCTTCAGTAAGAGCAATCTTTTTACCAAATTTTACATTATCAATGTTGACATACTTCTCGGTAAAACTGGAATCATTATATTTCATCCCTTCCCCTACTTCATCCGCCACATCACTATTGGCAGTTACTCCAGCAAAAGTATCTTTCTGCACAGTACTTTTAATAGTCTGCACTAGACTTTTACCAACTTTAGGGAATGCCTCATACGCCATAATCATCTTACTATTAATTAAAGCACCAGTAAGCTTAGGGAAAGATGCAGCAGTAATAGCTTCATGAATATCTCCTTCTTCACAACATGCCTCCCAAATTTCACGAATAGAAAAATCTTCTGGGGTCAGTTTTTTCTTTTCAAGTAAATCCTCAATTACCGCTACTGTCCCAGCCTCGCCCTGTGCTTCCATCAAATCTTTTAATGCCATTCCACTTTTATTAAACATATTTTACTTCCTCCTTATCAAATTTTATTACCAATAGATGTCCGAATAAATCCTTCAGCAGTATTGGCATGTAACTTTCTTTCTGAAAAATATCCTATCGCTTTTGTTTCATCAGAAGTTTTCATTACTTTCTGATTAAACATATTTGAAGAAACAGTTGTACCAGATGCAGCAAAGTACTCTCCTATTTCAACTGTTCTTCCCGGCTTTAAATCATACTCAAATATTCCTGAAGTAGCTATTGGGATATTCAAATCAGCTCCATTACTTATCCCATCTTTATCATCCATTGCTACCCCAAGAAAATAAGATTTTAACGCTACCTTATTCGCTTCTAATGATGCTCCAGAAATCCTTAAATGCTCAATTGGATAAGCAGTGCTATCAGCAGTACTACTACCATTATTCCTAAGATTATCTATCTTATCCAAAAACATTAGATCCCCTATTTGAACAGTTACAGATGCATTGACAGTAATCAAAAGTGAATCTCTTTTACCGCCTATATATCTGTTTACATTAGCCAATTACTTTACTCCTTATGTAGCCAATCCACTAGAACCAAAAGCAGTTCTGATTTGAAAATCAACAAAACTCGCACCTGACTCAGTTTTAACAATATAACCCAATAAAGCAGTACTACCCGGAGCAGTAGTAGATTGAAATACAACCTGATCAGAAACACCAGTTCCAGAAGTAAGAACTGAAACTGAAGAAACTGTTGCCCCAATAGTTACAGCACCAATCCTATATAGCGGATATTTAAATACACCATCTGTTGCTATAGAAATATTCTCCGTAGTACCAGAAGGTGAACTCTCCATCGCAACACCAAGAAATTGAGTATATAACGCTTCTATAATTCCAGTTGCAACAGAAGCACTATTTGCAGCAGAACTAAACGGATATGCATAATTATCAGCAGATGAACTTGCCCCTACTACCCCATCTGAATTATTTAAAAACATTAAATCACCAGCTTCTACTACTGTACTACCCTTTATAGATGCTAAAACTTCTTCTCTTTCCCCTCTAATGTGCCTATTATGTGCAGCCATTTATTTTATCTCTCCTTTCAATTATTTTTTATGTAGTAATCAATGTCCCAGAACCAAAAGCAGTTCTGATTTGAAAATCAACAAAACTTGCGCCGGATTCAGTTTTAGAAACATAACCTAAGTACGCAGTTGTCCCCGGAGTAGTCGCTAACTGAATAACTGTATCTTTAGAAACTCCTGCAACTGCAGCAGAAGCGAAAGTAGATACAGCACTTACCTTTTGACCAATAGTTACACCACCAATCCTATATAGCGGGAATCTCATCTTGCCAGCAGTAGCTATAGAAATATTCTCCGTAGTGCCAGAAGGTGAACTCTCCATTGCAACACCAAGGAAATTAACATGAACACTATATAACAATTCAGTAGTTTCAGAAGCAGAATTTACCGCATCGTTAAAAGGGTAAGTATAATTGTCAGCAGCTATTGTCATACTGCCAAGAGCGTTCCTAAATACTAAATCACCAGCTTCAATTACCGTTCCGCCTTTTACTGGTGCTAAAACTTGATTCTTTACTTCTCTAATGTGTCTATTATGTGCAGCCATTTATTTTATCCCATCCTTTTTTATTATTTATATTGACTTAAAAACTCATCTCCGGCTTTTTCAAGATCTTCTTGACTTTCGATTACTTTCTTTTTCTCTTTAAGAATAAACTCACTACCGTTACCTTTTACTTTGCCATCAGAAACTAAAAGATCTTTTCGATCAGCAATAAGCTTCTGGATAGGTTCTACTTCATTCTCCTTCATAAGAGTATCCATAAACACTTCTGTTTTTGCTTCAGTAGGAAGTTTTGCTTCCTCGACCATTGCTTCAATATAAGTCTTCTTGTCTTTGACATTCTGTGTTACTTCATAATCATCAACCTTTACTTTATACTCATCTCTTTCTTTCTCTGCTTCTTTACATGCATCAGTTACATAAGATACAGAATCATTAGCGATTACTACCGCTTCACTTATAGAAGTTAATTCATCTATAACAGCAGTACAATATTCAATCGCTTCTTTTAGATCAGTTTCGGTTTTCTTTACATTTTCTTTCTCAGTCATGTCTTTCATTAATGCTTCCATAATTTCTTTGTTCTGTTTTACATCTTCTAAAGTAAATTCCATGTTGTCTGCCTCCATCGTTTCTTTTATACCCTTGAGTCTTTTTGCTACTTCTTTTCCAAGATCATCAAAGATGTTGTTAATCTTACTTTTTTTGTCTTTAATAGCCATTTCGCCATTATATAAAACGCCCCTTATCATATCATTAGCGGTATAAGTAATGTCATTGATTTCACCCCTAATTTTTTCTTTACTTAATTCGTTTTGAATTAATCCTTCTGAAGTAATTGCTTCACTAAATATTTTTTCAATTTTTAATTCAATATACTCTTCTGAAACTAATACTTCTGGAAGGTCTTTAAGGTTTTTATTAATTGTATCATCAATACTTTCCCATAAATTATTTGTCATAGCTGGCGAAGCTACAATATCGCAACTATTTAAACGAGCAATATCAACAATACTCTCCATCCCTGTAGCGCTATCATGCGCAACTTTTACTCTTGCATCAATGCTATGTCCGATACCATTTGGTTTCATTGTTGCCAAGTCTTTAAACAAATCAAAATACTCTTCCCTTACCTTTAAGTTTGCAAATACAGCATCCCCTTTTCTACTTGCATTCTCAAATACTCCACACCAATCTCTTAAATCCCTAACACCACCTCTTGCTTTTGCTTCATCTTTTGAAATGTGATTAATAAAACATCTTGTGCCTTCTGAAAAAGTAACAAGAGAATCCATTGCCTTATCTGAATATACCCTGTTATTTAAGCTTTCCTTTCTCCCCATCAAACAAACATTTTTTATAATAAAATTATCTGGGTCTACATTTTCAGTTGATTCAAAAAAGTTGTCAAACTCTTCTTTCAAATCTTTTTCTTTTACTAAGTGTAGTGATTTGATTTTTTTTACCATTGCTTCTCCCCTTGTAATTGTTTATCTCTTTATATATAAAAAACAAAAGTAGTGTTTCAAAGTTTTTTAATTCAGTATTTATGCACATAAAGCATACTTTGTTAAATCTACATACCTACAACCTACTTCTTTATACGCTCCCTTATGACACTCTTTACATAAAGTAATACACATATCAATATCCGCCGACTCAATTGGGTTTTCATTTATACCTTTTCTCTTTTATTCATAGTTATTAGCTTACTCCGCTCCTTCACTCAATATTATTATTCCTTTGCAATCTTTAAAAGTGTTAAGCAATTCTTTCCCTAAATCTTCAACCTCACCAAATCCAGAAAAATCAATACTGCCAAACTCTTCTATAAATTTAGGAACATCTATAGCAAACCCATCCCTAAAAAAATTAAATACAATATTTAAATCAAGATCATTTGCTATTTTATCATAATTATCAACTGTTCTTCTCGATCCGAAATCACCTTTGTATCCATTTGTGTCATATATATAAATCATTTACTTGACCTCAAACTTTGGACAATCTTTTTCTACTTCTTCAACATAATCCGGAATACCTTTTTTATACTCACTACAAGTTAAAAAGATTACAAACCCAACTTCTTCTTGTTTCACCGAATTACCAAATTTACATATCCGGCATTGAATATCTTTAATCATTTTTCTCCTCTTCAAAAAGAATTACATTTCTTTGTTCGAAATGTTTTTTATTGTGAATAAAAGAACCGCTCATTATTTCAGGAGGAATACCACCATCAGGAAAAGCAGTACAAATATCTGCTTCTATATAATGAATACACTTATCACATTGAAGCTCACCAAAAAAATCTTCAAGTAGTACTGCGTTAAAATTAGATAACGGTTTTATAAGATCTTTCTTTTTTGCTTTCTCTACCATTACTTCTCCTTTGTTTTCCAATCAACCCAAACATTAGTGTTTGCAAATAAAGTACATAACGCCAAACTAAAGTACATTTCGCTTTCTTTCGGATACTTATTATCAATTCTATAGTCATCAATCTTTTGGCTTTCTGGTATCCAAAAATCTTGCTTCTTTGATAAGAAATCAATCACTTCAACTTCTACTATATCATCCGGGAAATCAACAGAAAAACTTTTATTCTTTTTATCATACTTTACTGCTCCTGTTCTACCATCTTTTTTTATCTTTACTTTCAATTTTCCTCCTCTTCTACTGATTCAAATACTATGTCATTCTTTTGCTTTGGGTATACTTTTGTATGTATAAAATCTCCCATTATAATATCTTCTGGTATTCCTTTTGGGAAGGCAAAACAAGTATTAGCTAAAAGTTGATTTTTACAAAACAAACATTGTGTATACATTATAACTTTCTCCTTATTTCTTAACAGCTCTTTCTACTTCTTCAAATAATTCTCTCATTAATGGATGTACAATTTTTACATTCCCATCTGCATAAGCAGCAAAACTTTCAGCAAAAAATTCAGCTTGTGGGAACTTATCTCTATATAATGTTGATGAATAATGTGATAATTGATATTGATACTTCTTATCATCTTTAAACACCTTTGCTGTTACTGTTCTTACTTTTTCAATCCACTTATCTTTTACCGCCCCTCTTTCTAAATGCCACCCATTATGAATTGCATGTCCTACTTCATGAGAAATAACATCTTTTATAGAATTACCATATAAAATTCTATCGTACTTCTTTAACTCTTCAACAGTCTTTTTTAATTCTTCAAATTGTCTTTTCATATTATCCGGGACACCTTGTTTCTTTATCTTCTCTAAAAGCTTAATTGATTCGCTTGCTTTCTTTTCTATATTTAAAAATGCTTTTTTATATGCTTTATTACTTCCTAAATAATTAGTATTTATTTTAATTGTACCGCTACTAAATCCTGCAAAAATGTTATCTCTTTTTTTATAAGTCCTTATATCTTGTGGTCTTATTCCAAATTTTTTATTTAATTTTATAATTTCTTCCGTCATTTCATTTACTACATCTAAATCAATACCATTAAAAGTCATTCTATTTGCTTTTGTTCCGATTGCTTTTGATAATTTCTCTATAGCTTCATCAATTGTTTTAGCAGGAGTAAATTTTACTTCCTTTGCTTTTGCTGCTACACCTTTGGCTTGCTTCCTCATCATTACTACATCTGGGTTATCATATTTTTTATAATCCCAACCATCTGGAGTATACTTCGTATTCCATTTAAGCCTTTTGTACTCTTTAAAACCAAACTTACCATAAAGAGTTGGCAAATTGAATTGCTTCGCATCAAAACAATCTAAAGTTTTTGCTCCATTCTTTATAGCGTCCATAATTGCAAGCTTACCTTGTTTTGCTCCGGGATGGGAAAAGACTAAAATCAAATCCTTCTCTTTTGTTAAAGCATACCCACTCTTGCCATCAGCAGATAAGAATACTTTTGCTCCCATCTCCTTATACTCTTTTTCCGTATATGAAGTAACAAAAGATTTCAAATCACTCGGCAATTTATCTCTTTGTTTTATAAATTCATTAACGCTTTGTTCCCCTGAAGTATTATATTTCAGATTCTTATACTGCAACGCTTGTCTTTCAACAGTTTTATTTACAGAAAGTTTTTTTAATGCCTTTTCCATATCCTGCATTATCTTCTTGACTGCTGGATGTAATCTTTCCCCGTTTAGTGTTTTGGCTGTCATCTCAGCATAAAACTCACCTTGTGATTTTCGAGCATAAGCACTAACATATCTTTTTAAATTCTCATCCCCTACTCCTTTCTGAAGATCCTTTAACATTGTCTTTGTCAATTTCAATGCAGATGTTTTTTCGGTTCCGCCCATATTAAAATACTTTAAGTGGCCCATCTCATGTTTTATCAAATGTCCTTCTGACATAGTGGAGAATTGGCCTATCTTAAAATTGTACTCCATTATATCTCTCAACTTCTCAGCAGAATTAAACGCCCTTGGATTAAAGTAAAGACTCCCATCTTCAAAAGCCATAGCAACAGCATTTTTATTCTTGCCTACAAAAACACCTTCATCAACAAAAATACCTTTTGGCTTAACTCCTAATTGTTCAATACTTCCACCAAGATGTTTATTAATAATGTCCCCAACCTTTGGGTCAATCTTACCATAATCAACTACTTCAAGCTTATACTTTTTCTTTGCCCAAACTTCAGCTACTTCAGTCGTTGAAGATTTAGGAACTTTTACTATTGCTTCGCTAAGAGTTTCCCTCTTCTTACCCTTCAACAAAAGCCTTTTCAAATGATCAAAATCTTTTACTTCAGTCATTGTTTGTGGGCTAAAATCACCTAACCCTTTTCTATAAAAATACTTTCCATAAGTTGGTGATCCGGGCCTTCTATCAACTACTACAGTATGTGGTCTGACATTATACCTTTTTACAAAATCATTCTTTCTTTTTATTGCATCTGCTTTCATCCTGATTTGACCACGCCCGGAAAAAAGTACTTTATGTTCAATAAACTCATTCTCAAAAAACATATCAAAAGGTTTTCTTCCTATTATATGGTCTGCCCCAAGCTTTGTTGCTGTTTCACCTTCTACTAACTCACCAAACTTTCTTGTCTTGTAAGTATCAGTTGAAAACTCTTCCCATGCTTTAACTTGCTTTGCTGTCATTCTTTCTAATTGGGTTTGACTTAATGCATCTACTCTCGCATATACTGGTTTTCCTTTTTTAACAGACTTTTTCTTTACCTTTGGCTTAACAATACTTTTCTGATTTAATTCTGCAAGGCTATAAATTCTTTTACTTGTTGCCATCTCACTTAATTGCAATTCCCCTGCACTCCACATTTTATATCTTGTTGGTCCAAGAATATCTTTTACTACTTCTGCTGGCTGAGTCTTCAACCATTGCCCATAAGTTACAACATCTGGAGCGGTATTTACAAATCCACCTTTTGTTTTTTGTGATACTCCCGGCTTTACTTGGTTTTCTTTTTCTAATTGCGCCCAGCTTTTTGTCAATGGAGAATATGTGCAGCGGCAGCGGGGGTGACGAGGTAAAAGTGGCCCATTATGATCTTCCCCATCTTTAAACTTATAAATCTTACCATCACTTGTGGCGCAAATCAAACAAGTCCTCCTATCAAGTGTTGCTGTATACATAACCCCTTGTAATACATCAGTATTGTTCTGATATATATTTCTTGCTACTTGGTTGGAAGTATAAAGTATTTCAGATCGAGCAATCATTTCTGCTCTATCTTTTATGGTTCTCGGCAAACTTCCTTGTATTAATCTTGTTGGTGCATAAGCAGGGTTAGTAAATGATTGACCTACTATTGGTACTAACCTATTTGTTGCCTTTGCTATATCTTCTCCCTGAATTATAGATTGTGTTAATTCTCCTCTAACTCTATTTAATGCAGAATCACTTGCTCTTGCTAATTTACTCCCTATATCTTCTGCTAATAACGGATTGTTTATAATGTAATCTATATGAAGAAATGGTAATCCTTTTATATCTGCTCCTATCTTTCCATACTGAGCAGATAACATCCGCTCTAAGCTCGCTCCCTCTGCTAATGCTGTTTCATACATTCTTTCTTGAAGTACTCCTGCTGCATCAAAATTTGCTGCTTGCCATAATGCTTGTGATTCTGCTATTTGCTGATTTAATCTTTGTATTCTCCATTCTTTTGTATAACCAGTTCCAGTAGTAGTAAGCTCCATTAATTTTCTATTCATTTCATTTTCTGCTCGCCTCATTGGGCCAAGCATATCCCTTATCGCCCCATTCTCAAAACGATATAAGTAATGGCTTCTTCTTAATAAGTAATCTCTAAACTCGTTATTTACACTCATAATTCACTTAACCACAAATCTTCATCTATAAACTCTTGTATTTTCTTTTTTATTATTCCCGGAGTAAACTTATAATTTGCAACAATACATAAGCATAAAGTAATTAAACTTTTGTATTTTTTATCTAATGCTTCTGGTGAAGGTTTATATGCTTCTGGTAGTGATCTTTTATACTGAAACCCCGGCCAATAATTAATGTCCCAGTAGTCAAGCCCCCAATACTTCCTCCCCCAATACCCCGGCCTTAAATATGCCATTATTCACTACCATCGAAACTAATTGCAGTTCTATTCCCATATCTATCTACTGTGGCATCTATCCTATTTTTACTATCAGCAATATCTCTAAAGTTTGGTGCGGTAGTATTACTTCCATTTGTTTTTCCTGCCAATGCCGAAAACATAACTCTAAACATTTCTTCAAAAGTTGTAGAACCTTCCAACATTCCAAAATCAGCCATTACTTCAAAATCTTCAATTATAGTAGAAGGAAAACCAACAACATTTGTAACACTCCACACAAGAAGATAATTGCCGGAAGATTGAGTGCTCCAATCTGCTGATATATCCAATTCATCAAAATAAGTTTTTAAAGTATTATCCCATAAAGCAGATTTACTCGATACAACATTACTACCTGAACTATCTTTTATTGTATATGAAACTGTTGCCTGCTCTTCAAAAGTACTATCTGATTTTACTAACTGTAATGAAAATGGAATATCCTTATCTTTTATTACTATCATTTATTCCCTTTCTTCTTCCCTGCATCCTGCTATTATTCTAAATCTTGATGTACCGCTTAAATCTTCTGATAAAGTAAATGATATATAATCTTCTTCTTCTGATTTTAATATTATTGGCTCTGTTAAATTAAGTTCCATTTTAAACCAAGAATTACTTCCATCGCTACCATAAGAAATAATATTTGAACCGGGAAATTCTACAAAATCAAGAGTATTTTTAATACTATAAGAAGCAATTATTTCGCCAACACTACTTCTTTGATATACTAACCCGCTTGACAAACCGGAAACACCTAAAAAAGAATCAAATGGAATATCCGGCATAGTTCCGTCAGAAACAACTCCCGGATAATCATCAGCCAGCACAAGATTAAAATTATGAACATGAAGCCAAGTTCCTTTATCTGCTTCTACTTTAAATTCTGCCGGAGTTCCTGTTTCAATTATATTAACTAAATCAAGATAATAATCTGGTTGTGTCCCTAATCCAACAGTTTGTACTCTAATTTGATTTATAATTTTATTTTCTAATCCCATATCATCCAATGGGATAGTAAACAATTGCCAAGTATTTAATTCCCCAGTATTAATATAGTCATCAATATTAACTAAATTACCAACAATCGCAGGAGTAGTGGTTTCCCACCCATATATCTTAACATGCTTTGCATCTGATTGCCAAGTAGTAATATAAATATACCCTTGAATAGAAGTATGCCCTGTTAAATCCTGTGAAGTTGCATGAGCAAAACTTGCTTCACTTGTATTCCCAGTACTAACGCCAGAAATAGAATAAGTACCATTTTGTGCTTGTGCTTCTGCTGCAAAATCCCAGTCCCCAGATTCAGCAGTTGCCGTCCACCAAGTATGATCTGTTCCATCATGAACCCCAATAGTAACTCCGCCAAGAGTAATATTCTGATTCATATTTATACCATAAGTGGGATTGGTAAAATACTTTGTTTTGTTCTCGTATTTAGTTGCCTTATTCACAGCAACTAATAATGCGCCTTTATTAGATCCTATATCTTTTACTACTTCCGCTTCTTTATTTAATTTTCCACCAATTATATTTGTTTTAATCATCCCACATCCTCTATGCTATGATAATTAAATACAACTGTGCATTCATATGCTATTCCAGAAACACCAGAATAAAGACAAAATGTTTTATTTTTAGGGAGTATAATATCTTGTTCAAAATTAAAAAACTCTGTCTTTCCAGCAGCAGCAGTTCTAAAATTAAGTACTTCAGGCCCACCATTTACTCCAAGAATACTTGTTCCAGAATAAAAATCACCAGAAGCAATACTGCCAGAAGCAACATTACAATTAACAGGAGTTAATAAAGTTGTTCCAGAAGGAGTCCCAGTGTCTTCAAGTCGAACTTGTATTTTACCTGCTGCACTACTGTAAGTATAAACGCCCTCTATTGTTATATCTATATCATCACTATTCTTCATATAAAAAATTAAACTTGAAGCATTATTTGCTGTTTCATTAAATAAAACATTAAATGCTAAACCGGCATGATGATTTACATGATGTTCAACAGAAGCAGATATACTTTCTGTTAAAATCCTATTCTCCCCATTTACTCCAACTAATTTCCCAGACCCTGTTCCATCTTCTATCTTCATTTTTTATTCCTCCTCATACCACATAATAGTTGCACGAGTACTAACTCCTGAATTTTCTGTTCTTACTTTTAAAGCAAAAACATTATCTTTGCCAAGTATTACCGATCCAAATAAATCATAAGTATAATTTCCAATACCGCCAATCCTTATTGTACCAATTGGGTCTCCACCAGTTATTGTCACTCCTGTTGTTGCGTTATTTTGATGAACCATTGCAGTGTCAGAAATTAAATTAGAAGTAGTATTTAAATTTACTGCAGCTCTTGTAGTCCCACCGCCAATAGTGGTAGGGTCTAACCACAAACCAAATCTTACAGGAGAAGTTACTCCTGCTGTTTCTTCTGAATTGAATAATATCTGTTTTAGATATAATTTATTATTCCCGGTATATTTTATATAACACATACCCTCGGCAATACCACCTACTAACTGTTCATGCGCAGCATTAACAGTGAATGTTTTCTCATCATCTCTTGAATTATAAAAAATCCTATTCGCTACTCTTGCAGAAATATTTAATCTATTATTTTTTGTTACTTTCGCTTCGTACCCTTTCCCAGACCCATCTCTTATTGAATTACCCATTTTATGATACCTCCATATCTGTAATTTCATTATCTGAAATTAAAGAATTATACATATTTGTTTTTTTAAGTTCTCTTAATATTCCATTTAAAAGAGTTTGAGCATTATCATCAGATACTATTACCTCTCTTTGCCCACCCTCTGTTTTTTCTGGCCCTGTTTGATATACAATCATTGTTCACACTCCTTCAATTCAAAATTTACTTCTATTTCTAAAATATCATTTTTTGTTTCCGAAATATATGGCCCATCAATAAATTTTTCAGCAGCAATCCATATTCCATTACTTGTTATATAATGCCCGTATATTTCTCCAACAGAATCCAAATTAAACAATACTTTTATTTCTGGTTTATTTAACACTTCATATTCATATACCCCTAAATCTTTAAATTGTTTTCTATCCTTACTTTTATTTGGGGGTATATTATTAAAATATAACCGAACAACTATTTCTGGATATATTCCGCCAAAAAATGCTTCTCTTATTACTTCTAATCCATATTCAGAAAGTATCATTTTTCAAAACTCTCCTCTATTGAAATTACCTCCCCATCCTTATCTCTATTTACCTTTTTTATAGATTTCTTTTGCTCTATTATATTCTCTATATTTACTTCTGTTTTATCTACATTTATTTCAGGCTTTACAGTAACAGTTGGCGCTTCATTTATAATTTTTATTTCAGGGTCTATCTTATTTTCAATTACTGTTTTTTCTGATTCAAATTTATTTTCCACTTTTACTTCTGCTGGTTCAACATTTATATTTACTTCTGCTGGTTCGATTTTTGTTTCGCCAATATTAATTTCGTTTTTAGGAGTAGTTATATTTACTTCTGCTGGATCAACATTTATATTTACTTCTGCTGGATCAACATTTACATTTATATTTGGTTGTAGCTTCTCCGCAAGCTTCAATTCATGTTCTCTTTTTTCTTCATCTTTCTTGTTGCCTTTTTCTATATTTATTTTTTCTTCTTGTTCATTAGAAATAAACTCATGCATTTTTTGAGCTACTTCTTCCGGCATACCACCTGCTTCTTCACACATTTCCATAAGAGAATCAAAATCTTCATTCTTAACCATTTCCAACATCTCAATTATCTTCTGACTACCATATTGATTGATAGGAGTATCTGGTAAATTAAATTGGCTTCCTCCTCCAACTTGCGGATTATTTGGATCAAATCCATCACCAAATTCATCTGGCTCTTCTTCCATATTTACTTCTTCTGTATCTGGGTCTAACCCCATTTTCTGTTGCCATGTTTTCTTTGATACCACTTTGTATTTAAAAAGTATTTCATATGCTTTTGCTAACTTCTCTAAATCAGCTTGAATCATTGGAGGAAATTCTACATTACATTTAGTACTTGTTCCTTCTTTTAATTCTCCGTGGTCTATATTATATTGAATTACTCTTTTATATATCTCCTTATATAAAGAAGCTAATTGATCTTGCCAATCTTCTATCTCCCTTACAAATGGATTCTGAGCAATTAAAGTACTACTATAATTTGCATTTGAATAATCTGCTGTAAGGATCATCTCAGGAAACCCCATTGCAGCAGAAACAGACAACAGCATTGCTCTTCCATCTTCAGCAACATCAGTAGCATTCAAATTAGGAGAAAGCATTTCATACTCTACTCCCTTAGAAGCAGTAATTATTGTTCCTCTTCTTGGAACTTTCTGATACTTCCTATCTTGAGATAATCTATCGCTCATGCCATCATCTCTTATTGTTTGTAAATTCTTTGCGCTTCCGGGGACTTTCCTTACAAGAGCAATAGCAGATCTAATCTTATTTAAAAATATTCTATCTTCTAACCAGCCGTCATATTGAGAAAGCCTTTTTGCTGCAACCTTTAATACTGATATACCTCTTTTCTGATCAAAGTCAGAAAGTATTTTAAAATGAATTACTTCTTCCGGCGCTAATGTGGTTTTAAAGTTTCCATCATCATCTGTAATATAATATAATTCTACTGTTTCAATATCATCTGGATCTGTCCTAATCCCAAAACTAACATTTGAAGGAAGATCCATTCTATCTTTTGGATTTCTAATTACTTCCGGTCTAATAAAACGAATAGTAAATTTTCTTTCTCCTTGTGATTTTTCATTCTTGTACTCTCGTATAAATACTTCCCCGTCCCTAAACACACGAACAGCAATTTCTTTTTCTCTAAGATTAAATTTATTATCTTCTTTAAATTCTTCCCATGCCTCTTTTAATTGTTTTTTATCTTCACCTTCTGCATCAGGGATAATTAATGGCCCTTTTCCTAAAGTAAATTTGACATAATTACGAATAATGGCTCTTGCGTAAGTATTTGTATGATAAAGTATATAAGCAGAATCAAGCATTTCATAGTACTTCTCTGGTGTTAGTTTACCAGTACCCCCAATTATACTCCAACCCTTTTCTGCATCCTGATCTGTTATCATATTGCTTGCTTCGCTAACAAGCTTCTTTGCTCCAGTTATTCTATCCCGATCTATTTCTAATTCTGAAAGCTCAATCTCTCTTTGTATTTTTTGTTTACTATAGTAATGCTTTACTCTATCAAACATATCTTTTCTCCTTTAAGAGTTTTTCTTTAATAAATTTTTATATAGTCTTACTATATAAAAAAGAAAAATAGTGTTTCAAAGTTTTCTTTAATTCAGTATCATTTTTATTTGCTCTATAAAGACCTTTTTTATAGCATTATAAACCCGTTTATCCATATTTAAGGGTATTGTAACCATCCTTTCTTTTGAATATAAACTTAACGATTGTATCGCATCATCCCAAACTAGTTTATACTTCTCTGGTATGCACTCTTTAAACTGCATTAATGTTAAAAGCTTTTCAAATGCAATATTATGAGGAGTTTTAACAATAGATATGACATCTTTCAATTCATCTAATGGCAAATGAACACTTTCTTTTTGCCCATACCTATTAAGAAGGTAGTATGAAATATAATTATAAAAATGTTTCTCTACTTTATTCTTTCCATTTATCTTATAATGTTTTAAACAGAACTCAAAGCAATCCCAACTTAACGAAAGTACTTCTTCTTCTGTTTCATGTTTATACCATTTCCTTAAAATAGATTTGATCCATTTAATAATATCTTCTTTCATTAAAAGATACAGCTCATTTCTACATTTAGCTTTATAACTTTTTCTTTTATATGCCTTGCATTTTAAAATCTTTTCTTCACATTTAATACTTAAATTTTTATCCATTGCTACTCCCAAAATCCGCCACTTATATCCTCCTCTATTGGAAAAAAAACTTCTCTAAAATAGACAATACTACTTGAGATTGCATACCTGTCACAATCCATTCCATGATCATCTGTTTTTAACGGCTCTTTTTTATTTATATGCCCTTCTTTTGTTCTTCTGTACTTATACCTTTCAAACTCCACATCAGTTCCTACTATGTCTATTTCTTCACAATCATAATAGTCATCAAATATAAAGTAATGTGATCCTGCTTGCCCATTTTGCAAATGGCTTCTTACCTTCTCTATTCCTGCTTCAACTGCATTATCCGCTTCATAAGTATTTATTCCATATAACTCTTCCAGATCTATTCTTTGTTGTTTTGCTGAAGGATCTGCGAATATCGGCATATCAGCAGTAAAGCCCGGAGCATCTTTTATTTTATTTGCATGACCTTCTATAGTATCTTTCCCAGACCTATACTCATATGATAAGTAATACTTTACTTTCTCTCTTATTATTTCATCCGCTTCTGATCTCTCAACAGCTTTCTTATACTCATTACAATCACATAAATAAATCTTAAATACAAATGGATGTCCCGGAGAAGACCCAAAATCAATAGCCCCTACTTTATAAACTTCTCCTTTTAATTCTTTTCTTGGAATAAAATTTACTTCCCTATCCCAATAATCCCCATATACATAAATCTGTCTACTCGGTTTTTTATTAAACCATTGAGCTTCTAAAACATCTTTGTCAAGAAGTACTGCCTTATCAATAAAATCATCCACCTTATAAAATCCGGCACACTTCTTTGCTTTGCCATTACATTGTTCTAATATTGGGCAAGTACCATGTTGCTTATCATCCTTACATTCTCTTGTACACTTCTCCATTACTTCCCAAATACACCAACCATAAACTTTGAATCTATCAGGCTGATCACTTGCTACATCCAATAACTTCTGCATTGTTCCTGCTTCGTATTTTCTAGTACTAGAAAAAGTATTCTGACCCATAATCTCATTAGAAGATATTGACATCGACAATCCTTCTTGCAATACTTCCCAATCCATTAACTCTACTTCATCTATTCTTGCTTTTTGTGGATGCGGAGAATTTAACCCTTTAACACTTCCCGTAATAATCTCTAATGATGATAAGTTTTTGTATTCTGAATACTGCTTGGTAGGTTCTCTTGAATAGTAATCCTGTAAATATTGGTTCTTGTTGTGAAATCCTGTGAAGTATTTATACATCTTTGCTGCCTGATCTTTTGTAGCCCCTGCCGATGCAATTTCACAGCCTTCTTTAAATATCATGTCACAATGATTAAGTATAGCAATATTCAATGTCTTACCACCAGTTCTATTTGCAAACGCTATACTATTTCTTATCTTCTCAAAAAACATATTTGATACATAAGTAAATGGTGCATGATGTTCCGGGCATATTTTCTTTCTTGGTATATTTATTCCTAAGAACAACCGTATATAAAAATGAAGTATGTCTGGATGCTTTGGCCCACCTTGTGAAATCAACTCTTCTAAAAAGCTTCTCACAAAATCATCATAGTCTTCACGAATTAAATACTCTTCTATAAACTCATTTACTTTTCTTCTATTCATGCTCTTAGTTTGTGTAGCTTTAGTAGCAAGATTAAAATTAAGTATCCCTTCTATAAGTTTATTTGTTTTGTATTCTTTTACTTTCATAAAATTATTTCTTTCACATCTACTATTTTCCCATTTCTGCATTTGCCAACAACAAATCCAAGTTCTACCGGATCATATTCTGCCATTTCCGCATACCCCGATACTTCTTGATCATCTGCATACATTTTCATAAAACTTCCTGTATTTACATACCACCTATTATCTGGGTGTATATACTGTTTATTTTGTCCCTCCGTATGAGAAGTATAATTCTGAACTGTTTTTCTACCACTATCCGTAAGGTATAATTCTCTTTCAGGTGGACATACTATTAATTTATGAGTATGACCTTTGCACATAACTACACAATCTCCGAATTTTTCTCTTAACTGTCTTTTTAATATTAATTGCTTACCAACTTTTCTTCTCTTTGGATCATCAGCATAACTATTCACTTGTTTTCTTCCATGGGTATGATATGATTTATACATTAAACTCCCATTATTATTTATATAATGTATTTTACAAGACCATGTACCATACTCTACTTCTAATTCTCCAGCTAATTTCTTTGCATAATTACATATACCTTTGTGCTTCTGTAAATGATTCCCATATAATATTGCCAATATTTTTTCTTTTATCGGCTCATATAATTTCTTTACTTCTTCGTATTGATGATCAACATAAAAATCTTTTTTTTCTGCATGCATTAATGGATCAAATCTTTTATCATCTATTGCTATTGCTTCAAATTGATCTCCATGATCCACTAAATAATTATCTTTGGCTGGTATCCCATCATACTCATTACAAACTATTTCTTTTAATTTTAAAAATCCTTTTCTATAATGTAATATACTTCCTACATGAAGATCTCCAAAATAAAATATATTATGATTCATTGGTAATACTTTTTTTATTATCTTCAATTTCTCCCCCCCCTTTTGTTATCTAAACAATTAACACAACAAATATATCCCTTGTCATATTCCGGGTCTAATTTTACTCCACAGTCTGGGCATCTCCCTTCTTTTCTCAACCTGTTTTTTCTTTCCCTCATTTGTTTAATTCTTTTCTCTCTGATTTTTAAATATGTTATTTTCTGCTTTTCATTTCCTGTTATTGTATGAATAATACATCTTAATTTTCCGGGTATTACTTTTCTACTACAATTTTTACACAATCCTAATTTTTTATGTCTTGCTTTATATTTATTGTCTCCCATAATTTTTAGTTTATTAAGTAGTACTGTTTTTAGTTTATTGAGTTACTGGCCTATAGTATCTATTGTTGGGTTGTTCTTCAAGATTAGTAATTCTGTTTACAACTTGCACCATAAAGGTATCTATGAATAAGAAATCTCTTTCTATTGTTTCTTCCATATTACAAGTTTTTATTTTTTCTTCTTTTAATTGCTCATTTAATTTATAATAACTTATTCCCTGAAATATGAACAGCGTTATTAAAAGTACTATTACTATTGTACTTTTAATCTTACTGCTTTTTTGTATTCCGTATTTAGTTAGTTCCATTTTATTTTCTCCTTTGATTTTTTTTGAAAAATTTTTTAGAATTTTATTTTAAAATTTTTATATTCCATTAAAGCTGTTATTGGAAATGAAATATTTGTTGGGATTTTATTTTGGTCTCCCCCACCCCCCCTACTTCGAAAATTCCCCAGATTCAAATACTACCCCCCTCTCCAAAAAAGGTAACTCTTTACTACCCCTACCGTAGTACTAATACTTCTCATTAGAACCTCGGATATGTAATCATTTATCTTAGTGCTATACTTTATATTCATTTGTTATTATCGTTTAACCTCATAGCTCTCATATAGTTTAAATGGTATATATACTCACTACTTTAACCCGGCTATATCTTGATCCGCTTCTTTCTTTTTTCTATCCATACATTGCCATGAGTGTTTCTCTTCTTCTATCTTCTTATTAAACTCAGATATTCCTGTAAGGCAAACACCACAAAGACAAAAGTGTGCATCAAAAACAGTAGTATTGTAGAACTCCCCATCAACAAACTTTAATCCAAAAGACCTATAACAATTATCAAGAGGTTCATTACAAACTTTACATTTATAATTCATTCTTTCTTTATCCTTTCTATGGTGTTCTGTTTTGATTCTTGCAATACTTTCCTTATTATCTTCTCCATATTCAGCGGTGTCATTTTAGCAAACTCGAATACTTCATCTTTATTTGGGGTAGTATTTGTTTTGTGCTTAGTAGATGGGTATAACCACCCACATATATTCCCTCTCTCATCTCTTCCCTTATTCTCTTTATTATTATCCATTTACATATCATTACCACACTATTCCTTATACACTCTATTAACCTTACATTTATTATACTTTAATAACTTTGTATATACCACTATTATATTACCAGCTCTATTGTTTATATGTTTCTTTTAGTATGTTTTTTATATCTTCTTTTCTTTCTTGGTAATGTTTTATTACTTCTTTTATTCTCTCTATTTGTTCATCTGTTATTGGTTGAAGATTGTTGTAATATGATTCCGGTCTCATTATTTACTCTCCTTCTTCTGTTGTTTTAACCAATTATCTTTCCGCTTCTGATAAGATGGTTTTTCTTTTTCAAGTTTATATTTTTTATTTCTTTGCCAATCACAATATCCTGCATAACAAAGCAACCCAATAACCGGTAAAAATAATACTGTCATAAAAATAATAAAGTTTTTCATTTACTCTCCTTTTTCTTATAATAGTTTTTACAGCGATATGTTAATAAATAACTGTTTCTGTAACTAAGTAATAGTTTTTACATATTACACTCTCTAATTAATAATTATTTCTCTTCATACCATTCACAATCATTATCCTTGTTTATATCTCTTGCTTTTAATATATGTTCTATTTTTGTTGTTTTCTCATACCAATTTTCTTTTTCTGTTTCAATAGTATTATGAGGAGAACTGCATATCCTTAGAACGTCACAAATATATTTACAAGTTTTACAATATATCTTCTTCATCTTACTTCATATTGTTTTATCTGCTGTTCTACTCTCTCTATTTCCAGCTTTAAATTCAAACATTCATCTTTTATTACTTTTGGCATGGTAAGTTCATCTAGATAATTTGATTCCAGATTATAGATCCTTTTTTGTAGTCTTTCTTTCTTGTCATATAAAGTACCAATTGTTATTCTGTCATTTGTTCTTTGTATAGATTGAATTACTTGCTGTTGATCTACTGCTTTTGCATATCTATCATCAAAAGCAAATATTAATCCAATCAATGTTACAATTCCTATAATACTTGTTATGGTTATTTTCTTCATTATACTTTTATTGCTCCTTTTTATATTAAGTACTCTGACCACATTTCACCAATTTCTATTGCTATTTCTTTTTCAACATCTAGTGGCGCATCAATACTGATTGTATTATTGACAATATCAAAATCTATTTTACACGAGTATTTAGCTTCCAGTGAATTAATGTAAGTTAAAAAAGCTATTTCAATTTTGCCATCCATTTTATTACTCCTTTTTATAACGTACTTAAAAACGCCCTTTATAGCTCTCAAAGACGTTTAATAGCCTTTATATAACCCTTTATGTTATCCCTATATATTTTACTTTGTTTGCTTCTGCTGCTTCCATATCTTCTATTGAATCGCCAAAGTAAACACATTCATATGGTTTTAATCCAGACAATACCATAATAGCTGATACTTCCTCAACCTTATTAATAGGTGATCCAATTATTTCTTCAAACATCTTCCTTATCCCTCTTTTTACTACTATTTCAATTAACTCATTTTGTGGTGTTCCTGATAATAAAAACATTGGTATATCTTTAGTATAATACCACCCCAAAGTATTTAACGCCCCATCTATAAATTTTGCTTCTATAACTCTATCTATTACTATATTTGAAAATATCTTTGCTGTTGCTTCCATATCCTCTTCATCTATTTCTATATCAAGTAATTCTTTATAGTAATATCCAAACTTATCATATCTTGATATTCCACCATGTTCTAAATGATATTCTACTACTTTCTTTTGTATATCTGCTCCATAATCCTTAAATATAAATTCAAATGCCTTTGTTTTTATATCTACAGAATCAACTATTGTTCCATCAAAATCAAAGAATACTCCTTTTACCCCCTTTAATTTGGTTATATCTGTTCCCATAAATATAATCGGTTTCATTTTCTCCTCCTTGATTCTAATATATTTACTAAGTTATTTGCTGCTTCTATTTCCATTTCTACCCTATCTTCTACTGCATAAGATCCTATATGTGGTGTTAAAACAACATTGTCTAAATCTGCTAACGGGCCATAATATGGCTCTTCCTCAAAACAGTCTAATACTGCTCCACCTAAATGATTATTACTTAACAGATCATATAACACATCTTCATCAACTAAGCCACCACGAGCTGTATTTACTACTATCATGCCTTTCTTCATCCTCATCATCTTTTCTCTATTTAAAAAATTATGATTCTTAGTATTATAGGGAATATGAAGTGTTATAATATCTGATTTAGCTAATACTTCATTAAGATCAAAATTATAAAACCTATTGTCTTTATCTCTTATATACTTCGCTGGATCACAATCTAAAATCCGACACCCTAAACAAGATAGTAATTTAGATAAATAAAACCCAATCTTCCCAAGCCCAATAATACCAACTGTCTTGCCATAAAGTAAAGACCCCATTTGTTTATCCCAATTACCGGACATTACTGAGTGATCATGGAAAGGTATTTTTCTTAATAGCGATAAGATACCTCCAACTGTTAATTCTGCTACAGCTCTATAAGGTGATTGAGTCTTTACTACATCTATATCTAATTCCTTTGTATCTTCTAAATTGATATTGTCCAAACCTGTTCCACATCTTGAAATTACTTTTAAAGCACCACACTCACTTAGTACTTTCTTTGTATACTTCTCTGTCCCAGCTATAATTCCTACTGGGTTAAGCTCTTCTATAACTTCAATCAAAGCTCTTTCATTTAATTTTATATCAAGTATTCTACGATGAATAGTAAACCCACTATTCTCTAATATGTTTAATGGCCTTTCATCATATAAACCAAAAGTAGTAGTTGCGATAAAGATATTATTATTCATTTACTTCTCGCTTCCTTTTCATCCTCACATAAATCATGTAAGAACTCATCATGAACAACCATATGCCAATATCTCCATGCCTTCCCTTCTAATGTTTCAACTTGATTTTTCTTATCATTCCACACCATAATATCTTTATTCTGAAGATAAGCCATTTGATGTAGTATTTGGTTATTCTGCTCCATAATAGTGTTTACTTTACTTCCCCAATTATATGCAAATATAAAACCTCCAACAGGGAGAGCAATTAAAAATACCATTATAGTTATTATATGGTCTTTTATACCTTTCATTCTTCTTCTCCTTCCTCATCATAAAAGCTATCTTCCCCAAGCTCTTCTGTATCAACATGATTGTCATCTACTTCTTCAAATGTTAATTCTTGTTCCTCTACCACTTCTTTTTTATTTTCCTTTACATCTCCTCCTTCTATTTGTTGTTGATCAGTAGTAGTAATCCTCTTTGTTGCTGTTGTTCTAATTGGTTTACTATCTATTCCTTCCGCTACTCTTTTCTTCTCCCATTCCTTTATACAGAACTCTACAAATCTTAACTCTTCTGCTTTTGGAGCTGTTTTTGAATCTCTTGCTCTTGTTATAAACTCTGTTGCTGTTTGTACTGCTGCTGTTCTTAACTCATCATCAAATTCAACCCAACTTCTCATTGCCCCAAGTTTGTTCATCCTTTTTACTTCTTCTATCTTTGCTTTTACTTTCGGCAACTCTTTATATGCATTGATTTGATAATCAGATAACCCAACTTGTCTTCCTGCAATAAGTGTATCCATTCCATTACCAACAAGATAAGCAAAATCCATCATCTCTGTTGACAATCCTTTATCTTCAAGTTTTTTACGCCCTACTCCCTTTGTAGCTTTAGTTTTCTTAATAAAATCAATACCTTCCTTCTTTTTTATTTTTTTTACTTTCGGCTCTTTTTCTTCCATATACTTCTCCTTTAAACTCTATTTTTTATATTTTTATTTTCATCAAGATAAAACAGCAACTCATTCCTAAAAAGATATTTAACAACCACCCAATTATAATTCATTAATTCTACTTCTTCATATACATCTTTTCCGGTAAATATATCTACTTCCCATTCATCTAAATCAACATCAAACCCTAATTGCTTTGCTTCAGTCAAACACATTTTACCGTCAATCAACTTTACTTCTTCTGGCAATTCAGATTTAAGTCCAAACTTATTTAAGATTACTCCTAATAAATTATTTTCAATCTCTTTAAACCCGCTTATAAACGGTTTTAATGGTCTTGCAACATCAGGTAAGTATGCTTCTCCAGCGTCATGCAATAACCCATATAATTTATTTTCATTACTACAAAAATTAGATACTAAAATACTATGCTCTGCTACACTCATAAACTGATTGCAATGACCAGTAAACCTACATTTCATAGATAACGCATGAATAATATCCTCTATATCAATATCTTCTGCTTTCGGATAAAACGGATTTACTTTTTTCCCTGTATAAGTTTCAATCCATGTTGTTTCTTTACTATTCATTTATCGCAGCTCCTTTAAAAACAAAAACCCTAAACAATTTGAATCAAGTTGAGCCATATAGCCATATCTTGATACTAAAAGGTCTATATTCCTCATTGCCATATCACAATCAAGCAAGTATTTAACCCCAAACTTTTCTTCATCATATACTAGCCCGGATATAATATAATACGCAGCATAAATATTAAACTTGCTGTATATCAAATATGCCCCACCTGCTTTTTGTGATCTCATTATATTATTACTTCTTTCCCATAATCTTCATTACTATGCTCTTCCATCGCTTTAATCTGCTTTTTATAGTTCTCGTCAACTTCTTTTGCTTCTGCTGTCTTTTCTTTTTTTCTTCCCTGACCTCCTTGATCTGTGGTAATTATTTTTGCTTCTTCCGATAATACTTTATCAAATATTGGTTTGAACATTACCTTTTCTATCTCCTCTCTTACTATCTTTCTTATCACTTCTTTATCCTTATCGTTGAATTGTATTTCCATATTACCTCCTAATTAAATTTATTATCAAATTACTTATTTATGATCCGGGTTTTGAATATTACCGTTTTTATGGTTAAGTAAATGTAAAAGTTCATGCCCTAATATCCAATTATCAGTACTTATTTCATTTTCAGGCCCATATCCTCTTACATAAATCGTATTAATATTTGGGTCTGCCATCCCTACTGCAAAGCCATCAATAAGAAGCCTATCATAACGATCATATTTTAACATATCGCTATCTTCACCTAAAAATACTACTATTACATTTTTAAGCATTACAATTTCAGTTGCCTTAATATGGGAACTTGAAACACACCCGATAAATAATACACATATAAAAATTAATAATATTGTTCTCATTTTATTCTCTCTTTTTTAAGTTAGTAATTAAGTGATCGAATATTAAAAATAACAACTCCTGTTTCAAATCCAAGTGTTAAATATTGAAATGGCGATCTATATTTTTCCGGTAAACAATTTGTAATCAACATATGAGCCAATCCCGTTGTTATGAAATAAGCGTCTACGGTATTATTACTTGGATGTTTTCCCAAAATAGGATTCAACTCGTACTCTCCTTTATCATAATCTAAATTTCTGGTTTGATACCAATCGATCCAATGAACTGTTTGATATGCTCCTTCAAATAACCAATCTTGCTTACTCATCTTTTGAGTATTTGCACACCCAGTCAATAAAACAAAACATAATACTGCTAACAACCATTTCATTTTTCTTCTCCTTTGTATTTAATTAATAATACTACCCATAAGAAATTAGCCATTACAATAAATAAACCACCATAAAAAGACAACCATTGGTCTAAATGTGGATAATAGTATAAATTCCAAAACCCCCATAAAGTAAAGAAAATAACAGCAACAATACTAACACCAGCAACCATTTTATCTTTCAATACATTTCTACAATGATCCAAAACAAATACACCAGCCAATAACTCAAAACTCCCATTTATAAAATCTGGTATATTAATCTTCTCCTCCTTTGTTTTTTGTTAAAATACATCCGTAAAACCCCTCAAAGTCAAACGCACTCCAATACCATCTTAATAATCTACTTATTATCGGTATCCTTCTTTTATATTGATAATAAACCAAACTATGTTTTACTTCCCAACCACAATACTCAAACAACAATTCCCAATCATCAGGTGATAATTCAAAAATATGAATATTCTCTGGTGATGGAACTTTATTAAAGAAATCACTTTTTAAGTTCTCTCTTAAATAATGTAATCCAACCTTACTTCTCCTTACAAACGGAACTGTAATTATAAATGCTTCTGGTTTTAAATTTTCTTTTACTCCTTTTAATATGCTAATAGGATTTTCTAAATGCTCTAATGTTTGAAACAATGTTATTATTTGATTTCTATAATCTTTTTCATATTCATAATAATCTTCAATAGAACAAGCAATAGCGTTTAGCCCTTTACTTCTTATTTTATCTACTGCTTTCTGATCAAGATTTACACTCAAAGTATCCCATTTAAACTTACTAAATAAATTCTTTATATACATAATGTGATTACCAGATGAATCACCAAGATCAGTTATACTCCATTCTTTTCTATTCTGACCATTAATAAACAATCCAAATAAAGCCATCTGAAAAGCATGAAGACCCAACACTTTAGTTTGTAAATATGAAGTATCTATATTAGAAGAAGTATATTGATTTGATATATCTGGATCAAGCCGTTTGATTTGATTGAACCTTGCAAGTAAACGCTGTTGTTTTAAAGCAGAATAAACACTTCTCTCTCTAAAATTATCGTATGCTTTCTTTACTGTTTTTGTTTCTTTTAATTTCTGTTTTATGGAATATAGCATCTAACTAACCTTTTTGTTTTACTACAAAACATTACTTCTTCAAGATTTTCTTCACAATCTTCCAATACTTCAAATTGCTTAAACGATATACATAATATTTTACCGGATTCATTTCTCAACCTCCACCTAAATCTACCTGTAACATCTTTATAAATTTCATATTGGCCCTTCTTTCTCATTTTACTTCTCCTTATTTAAAAACCCAATTTCTTCTACGTCCTCTACATCAATAAGATATGCAATTTCTTTCATCTCTCTTAAAGTCAATCTTCCTTTCTCTGTATAATTTGTACATTCCTCCACAGGATCATTACTTCTTAATCTAACTTCATATGCGACACATTTAGCAAAAACTGTTTTACTTAATTGTGTTATTGCACATTCAAAATGCTTACAAGTAGCACAAAGACCATAATTAGAAAAATCAGATTCTTTTTTATCTTTAGCCTCTGTTTCACCCCAATAGTTATCTGTTTCTAATTTAATGCCAGAATACAAACCAGAATTAATTTCATTATTAACTTTTTCTCTTTCTTTCCCCTCTTTCTTTATTTTTGTTATCTTTACTTCTTTATCAGCCATATAATATCTCCTCCACTTCGTCTCTTGCTTTACATAATAAAGCCAGCTCATCAAAATCAATACTAAACTTATGGTCTGGCCCTTCTGCCGATTTGTCCATAGTACAGTGCTTCTCAATAATCTTTGCTCCTAAACTCATTGCGAATATTGATGGAAATATAGAAGTAGTATGATCTGAAAAACCATCAAACCCTCCTGCTTCAGAACCTATAAAATCAGAATCATCAAAATACACATCTTTTATTTCTGTTGGATATTTAAAGTTACAATATAGGTGTTCACTTCTTTCTCGCTTAATTCTCTTCCATGTTTCCATTACTGATTCATCAAGTATTTTTACTTTATACTTTTCTCTTTCCTCTTTCTCAGCAGAAAATAAACCAAGACTTATAATGTACGGCTTATTAGTTTTCTGTATCGCTTCTATTAATTCAACATCATATAAAGATTTACTTCCAATCTTGTAACGCTCTACCCCTACCTCTTCAAGCCATTGTACTTTATCTACATCAAAAACCGAACAAAGAAAGTTTATTTTAATACGATCACATACATCTTTTAAAGTATATAAATCTCTTTGAGTCAAACGTGAATCTATAAGTACTTCTTTGAATGGGTGTGAGTCAATATCAGGACGAGAAGCTGGATTATAAACTTGGAACTTAATCGTGCAAGCGCCACTATCAGCGGCAGCATGAATCATTTGTATGGCTGTTTCTATATTCCCGTTATGATTTATCCCTGCTTCACAAATAATCTCAATGGCTCTTTTATTATGCATTAAGGACTGCATTCTTTTTATAATTCCCCATATACTTCCATTTTCTTTTAATTACCAACTTTATATATCTGCAAATTCTGTAGATATTTTCCCCATAATAGTTTCCAAAATAAAAACTTAAAAACGATACTGTTGCCGACCATAATAAAATATCAAACATTTTTCATTCCTCCTTACATTGTAAGTCTACATATCTGCATCCAAGCTCACCATGAGCTTCTTTATGGCATTCTTTACATAAAGTAATACACATATCAACATCTGCTGATTCTATCGGGTTTTGAACTACTCCTTCAAAATGATGACAATGTAGCTGTACTTCTTCTATACTTCTTTCACACTTTTGGCATTTATAATTATCTCTTTTCAAAACCAACTGCCTTAATTGTGGTTGTACTTCCCTACTTGTTGCTAATTGTCGATCCGATTGATATAATACTTTTCTAAATACAGGACAAACCTTTTTACAATTATCAGAACAATACAATCTATACTCACCATTATGTTTTCCACTTAAGGCAGTTATCCTTCCACTTACAGATATAGCACTTGGATAATAATACCTTCCACAATAAGCGCATTTAACCATTAAAAATCCAAATTTGCCTTTTACTGAATCTTCATCAATAGTTAATCTTTTTACATAAGTTTTATATATTGCTGGAGTATACCCAACTTCATTAATAAAAATATCATTTTTCTTTACTCCATTGACGGTTAAAACAATACCTCTTCTCTTTTCAATATCTTTCTTCCTAAACTCTTTAGATTCTTTTGTTTTTGATGTTTTTTTTCTGTTTTCTGGATTTTTAAAATATTTTATCTTTGCTTCTGACATCCTCTTTCTTGTTTCATCAGATCTTTTTTTACCATAAGAAGGATTATTCTTACCGCTCATCACTTCTGGATTTTCTCTATGATATTTTTTCTGTGCTTTTGACATATTTTTTCTTACTTCATCAGGCACTTTCCTCCCCTTATTACTATCTGATATTTTTATTTTCCATTTATCTGATAATTCTCTGCCGCTTATCTTCTTTGATATTTTATTCTTTGTTTCTTCAGACCTGTTTTTACCAACCCAATAATGGCCAAGTATAAACCTTTTCTTTACTTCTTCTCCACAACCACACTCACATAGCTTCATTATTTAATATTTCACCCCTAATCTATTTCCCTTTATTCTTATCATAACATACTTTCACTAAAAACAATCATTTTATCTTCAAATATCCATTTTTCAACATATTATCTAAAAAAAGTAAACTAAACAACTTTTCGCTATTGTCTCTTTTCCCTCCTAAATGATCCATATACGTTCTTTCTACCAAATCTATACTAACATACTCTTTTATACAAGAAAGCTTCATATTTTCCATCTCAGTTTGTTCAAACCCTATATTTGAGAACCCTCTCTTCTTACTTCCTACAAGACAATTATAATCTGGTATATAATCTTTTATTATCTCCCTTAATAACCATTTTCTTGTTCCATTTCTATACTTCATATCAATAGGAAGTGAAGTACAAAAATTTTGAACTTCTGGATCAAGAAATGGTGAGCACAAATTCTTTACTCCTGCTATTCTTCTTGCTGTTTCTACTTTTCTTGTTTCTACTCCATATAATTCCGTTGCTATATCAAATAACATACGAGCATCAAACTTATGCAATCTTTCAGAAAAACTCTCATCCATTTTATGATAAGCCCACAAATAATATTTAATTCTATCCTTACTTTTTATATCCATTAATTTCGTTAATTGCTCCGCTTCTTCTTCACTCCATATACTTGCCAATGCCACATAACCTTCATCCAAATACTGCTTTGCTTTTCTCATTCTCTGTGTTTTGTTTGGAAGTAGTTTAATTAATCTCTTCAACACTTTATACTTCTCAACATAATAACCAAATAAGTACCTATCATATCCGCAAAATAACTCATCTCCGCCATCACCAGTTAATATATTATTCCCAGCTCTCTTATAAATAAAAGTAGTTGGAATAATACTACTACTGATAAATAAATCTTCTACTTTATCAAGATTATCAAATACTTCTGCCTCGCCATATAACTTATATACATCTGCTCTTATACCAAGCTTATTGCATATCTCTCTTGCCAAATCTGCTTCTGTTATATTTCTCTTTACTTGCTTATTGTTTTCACATATTACCGCTTTAACATTATTCCCTAAAACCTCCATCGCCATTAAAAGTATAACTGTAGAATCGACACCTGAAGAATAAACTATATTACTACCCGCCCCTATATTATTCTTTTTTCTAATTACTCCTTTTATCAATTCTTTTAATTGATGTTTTGCTTCTTCATCTGAAATATCAATCTTATTTTCAAAATGAGTTTGTAATACTTTTAATCTTTCTACAGTTATATCTGATTCTATATATCCTAAATGAAGTAATCTTGTTAATTGTGTTTTATCTATTTCTATCATTTTATACTCCTAATTTTAAATTGCGACACCATTTAACTACTCTTAAACAGCTTTCACAGGTAATAGGGCAGTCATCAATATCGTGTGTTTCATACACTACATCACTCAACCCACAAAGTGTTGTATCAGATCCCGGTTCGTCCGGTATATGATAAATAACTTCAGCGTCATCGTTTGGACAAGTTATTGTTGTAAAGAGTCTCATTTTATCTCCTTAAATCCTTTCTCATACACTTCTAATGTTTTATCTATTTCTATTATTCTATATATTCTTTTGTTAATTTTTCTGACAATTCAATTACTTTTAACGCATCATATAAAGTGGCGTGTTTTCTATATTGATCTTTCTTTTTTATAAACACATCTATAAAATACTCCATCTGTTTTAAAAATCCATATTTAAGCCACCTATCTCCAGTATATTCACTGACTACTAATTCAGCTCCTATCTCTAATATTTTATCTACCCTATTCATTTCCACTTTATTTACTACTGATAAAGTTTCTATCGGTGAAACAATATATTGCTTCTTATTTCTATAAAAATTCATTCTTGGAATAGCGGTTGAATCAAAATTTATCTGCAAATGATTTACTGTTCCAAATCCATTTCTTAACATTGCCTGCACAGACCCAAAAACAGAATCGTATTCAGAATATATTACTTCCTGTTCTCCTGTTAAATAAAACAATAAATCTAAATAATGACAAGCAGAATATAACAATGGATGTTTATCAAGTTGTTCTACTCCTTGTTTTTTATATTGCCTAATTTGCTCTGGCAACAATACATCTGCTGAAAGAATTAAATCTCTTGAAAACTCCTCTTTCAAATAATCCATAAAACTATAAAACCTACGGTTATATGCGACCATTACATGATCTGTTTTATTATTCTTAACTACTTCCTTCATTCTTTTTGAAGTTAAGCATACTGGCTTTTCTACAAGCACCGGAATATCAAATTTTATCAAATCTTCTATTACATTTTGAGTTTCCGTCCATGTTACTGCTACTATAATTGCATTATAACCAACAGAAGAAATAAACAAACTATAATAATTACTTCTTGTAAAAATATCATATTTTATATTTAAATAATCTAATACTTTCTTATACTCTTTTGCTACCTTCCCATCACCTATAATTGCAAATATCATTTTATCTCCTTAAATCCTTTTTCATATACTTCTAATGTTTTATCTATTTGTTCCTCTGTATGGCAATACATTATAAAGTGATCATCCATAGAGTAAACCCCATTCTCCAAAACACAATCATAGAACTTCTTCCTCTTTGCTTCATCTTTCCATACTAATTTAAACCAACCAGACCAAAATTTTACATCTACAAAATTTAAATACTTTGCTTTATCTCTTAAATAAGTTGCAATTCTAAATCCTTTACTCCTCAACTCATCAAAAAACCATTGATCTTTCTCTATTACTTCTATCGTATTTAATGCTTCAACTATTGATTTTCTTTCTCCGTTAAAAGTTCCTGATACATGAATATCTTCAAAATGCTTCATATATTTTTCTTTTCCAACCAACGCTGCTATCGGATACCCATTTGCCATTGCTTTACTATAACAGGCTAAATCTGGTTCTATATCCCATAAAGTAGAAATACCGCCAATATCATATCTAAATCCAGATATAATTTCATCAAAAATCAAAAGCACATTATACTTAGTACAAAGTCTTCTTACTTCTTTTAAATATTCTGGATTTGCTTTTTCTGGATATATTCTGTTTATTGGCTCTAATATAAAACAAGCTGGCTCATATTTTTTAATATAGTATCGCAAGCTTTCTAAATTACCATATTCAAGATTTATATTACAATTACTGTCACAACCATTATTTTTTGGAGATGGTAAATGATAAGCATACCAATCATGCCAACCATGATAACCTGAAAATATGCATGTACTCCCAAAAAGACTCATTGCCAACCTAATAGCAGCAGAAGTACATTCGCTACCAGTTTTAAAAAACCTCACTTGTTCTGCACAGGGAATTATCTCTACTAACTTTTCAGCAAGAAGTATTTCATCTTCAGTAACAGAAGATAATAAATTACCACAATTATTATCTTGTTTAAATACATAATCATACCCTAATACTACTGCTCCTAATCCTGCTGTCCAATCTATATATTCGTTTCCATCTTCATCCCATAGAACACTTCCTTGGGCATCTCTTATAACCGGATATTTGCTTCTCTTCTTTGGAAACTTACTTATGGTATTTGCTCCACTGGGAAATACTTTTAACGCTCTTTTTACTAATGCTTCTGAATTAGTTAGCTTCATTTATCCTTCTCCATACTTCTTTTAAAATTAAATACCCTATTAAATCTTCTTCTGTTTTTTCATCTTCAAATTCATACCCATCTTTTATTCTCGACAACTTATCATCTATTCTCACATTTAATTGTTCTTTTGTATCAGATTTACTAAAAACCCTAATTGGATCTAAAGCAGAATTTCCATATGCTTTATTTTTTCTTATTAAAAGATCTTTTATTTCATCACATATTTCAGTTATTGCTTTTTGTACTTCTGTTAATCCCATTTATTTCATACTCCTTATTTTATCTTCTGCTTCTGCCAATTCTTTAAAGAGTAATTTAATATACAGCCATAGTAAATGAATCCAAACTCTCATCCCTTGATTTCTACTTAGTACTTTAAAATCAACTGCTCTCTTTACTACATCTATTTCTTCTGCTGTACATCTTGCTCTTGTTTTCTGTGTTATCTGATCTGCATGAATCCTATAATATGCTAATGGCTCTTTTATATAAGCACATTTAAATTTAGAAGTCATTTTCAGTATCCAATCATAATCTTCTGCTGCTGTATAATGCATTGGTTTCCCAATTACTTCTCTTAATGCATCTGCTTCAAATACTAAAGTTGGGCATGGCATAAAATTATACTTTGTTAATAATTTCCAGAATGGTTTTTTCATTTTAGGTTTATACTTCTTATGAAATGTATCTGGCAATACTTTATTAAATTTCTTTTCTTCTATCCAAGCAGGATAATTTTCTACTTGCTCCATTACTTCTTCCCAATGTAAATAATAGCAATCCGAAAATACCAATTTTACTTCTGGATTATCTTTAAATACTTTTATCTGTTTTTCTAATTTATCTACTGTCCAAAAATCATCAGCATCAACAATAGCAATATATTTATATTCTTTCTTTAATGCCTCTTGAACAGCTAACCATCTTGCTATTCCAATCGGCAATACTTCATCTATTCTGTAATTAAATTTAGTTTGAATTAACTGCATACTCCCAAGCAATTTGCTATTTGGCTCTTTTAAAATATCCATTACTTCGTGATATGAAAAATCGGTTGAATTATTATCGAAAAATATAACATCGAAATCTTGGTAAGTTTGATTAAGAACACTATATACTGCTTCCTTTACAAATTGTTTATGATTATAACAATTAATCACTACTGCTGTTTCTTTTATTTTTCTTTCTTTAATTTCATCTGTTAATTCAGATAATACCATTTATTTGTCCCTTTAATTTTCTATTTCATCCATTACTACTTCTGCCATAATCTTTTTTAAATTACCCATTCTTTGATGTGTTGGGAAATTAACTATATGTTTAGATAAGTATTCTGCATTTTCACAACTTCCTTTTTTATATTTTACTCTCTCTAAATCTTTACAGCCAAATACAGGAGAATTGAACCATTCACCAACTATTATATATTTTTTAAATATCTTTTTTATCCACTCTTTATCCTGCTGTAAAAAAGAATACCTTAATAATGGAAATACTGCTGATTTCTCTCTATGCTTTAGATTCTCTTCTAATTTATCCATCTGCATACTTCCAATATATGATTGTAAATTCGACATTCTTAATGGGTAGTTTTTAGGTTTTGCTTTTTTATTCTCATCTCTTTGAAAATAAAATACTCTTGTTTTTGTTAATAACCATCTTAAATATCTTCCTATTCGATAAACTTTAGGGTATGTTATTATTACTTCTATCATAAATGTAAAAGCTATTTGAAGTATTCTTAGATATGATAAATTTCTATTTGCCATCAACCATATATTATAAGAAACTATCGGTTTATTTGTATATGCAACACCACCAATAGAAGTAGAAATGACTTTTGTATGATCAGTTGAAATAAACCCTGCGTCTCCTTCTAATTCTTTAAATATATGAGCACAGTCTTCAATAATTATTATGTCTTTTCCTACAACCTCTCTAATCGCTCTTATATCAGCTTTATACCCAAAAGTATGTTGTACTATTACTATCTTTGTTTTGTTCGATATTTTAGCTCTCAGGCTGTTTAAATCCATTAAATAGTTGTCATTTACATCTATATAAATAGGTGTTGCCCCAGAATACAAAATAGCATTTGGGACTACTACACAAGTAAATGCCTGCAATATTACTTCATCACCTTCCTTTATGTTGTAGGCTTTTAATAATGAATATAAAGCGTGTCTACCAGAAGAAAAAGAAACTGCAAATTGAGAATTAGTTTTAACTTCAATCTCTTCTTCAAATATCTTCTGAAATGCTCCAGTTTTAATATTATGCTTTGAAAATAAAAAACCGAATACTTTTTTTGCTTCTTCTATTGTATTACTCCCACAATAGAAATCATATAATGGTTTCATAAGTGATTCATCCTATTTCTTTTATATTGCTTCTTTAATACTTTGTATAATTCTCTTGGCCCATCACATTTTACTTGCCCAGTTTTTTTATCTGTTTTATAAAATTTATGCCGCTTACTAAATCCTTTGCCAAATGCATTATTCCTTAGTAATTGTGCTTTTACTGCTCTCATTTATATCTCCTTTTTTCTGTATTTAAACTTTCGTTTCTTTTCTCTTTCTCTTGCACTATTCCTATATAATGAGTGCTTAGTTAAATGCCCCGGCCCAACATATTTAATTACATTTTCTTCTATAGTGACAATCGTATTTTCAATTACTACTACTCTCCAATCTCCATATCTAAAATATTCTGCTTTTTCAAATTTATTATCAATAAATCTTTTAAACAAGCCTGGATTATCTTCTTCTTTTTTAGACTGTCTATAAATTTTTAATACTGCTCTTTCAGCATGATCTAAATCTACTTCTCTTCCTTTCTTTGCCACAATCCGCATATATTTAATTTTCGCATGATAAGTAACTTGCATTTATTTCCTCTTCATCAACATTTCAGCTATTTGAAAATCCATTTCATCATCTATGTCAATAGATCGCTCTTTTGGCATTAGATATGGTATACAATAAGTTAATAAACCCCCTTTCTTTTGTAATCTTTTTATACTTTCAATTACTATACTTCCATTGCCAACATAACAAGCATCATCGTTTCCTATAATATCCATTAACAAATATTTTTTCCCACCGCACCATATATTCTTTTTTATTTCTAACGCTGATCTCATTTGATATTCTTTGTTGAAGCCATCATCATATAAATAGAAAGCATCTTTTATATCTTCCGCTAATACAAATGGATTTGAAGGCTGAATTATTACTAAATCATCATACTTCTCTTCTAATCGCTCAATCACCCATAAACAAACATCTGATATTTGCATTGGATCTTCTGATAAATATTGTGGCCGTTTTAAAAATGCTAAGTTTTGATTATATAACCCAACATCATTCCCCCATAATATTTCTTCTACTAAATCATCTTCAGAACATACGATTATTTTATCTGCTACTTTCGAATCTATTAATACTTTTAAACTATGCATAAATAACGGCATGCCATTCAACATTTTTAAATTCTTTCTTGGTAATCTTTTACTATTTACTTTTACTGGTGCTATTCCTAATACACTCATAATTCCACCTTTCGTAATGGTTTTGTTAATTGAAATGGTTTCTTTGGTTTTGGCTTATTATAATTTCTCCAATATTCAATCCAATATTCCATTCCTTTCTCTTCTTCTTTTTTTAATCCTTTATAATCTGGATTTATTGAATTATCTACTCTCGGAAGTAAAATACTATTTCTTTCTAACCGATCTATTATCTCTTGTGGCGCTTCATTATCAATATCGCTAATTCTACTTCTCCTACCAAAAAACAATTCTTTTGCACCATCCCAATACCAAACAAAAGCAAACACTATACCAGAAATACCCGCTAATAATAAATATAATGGCCAATTATCTTCCATAACACTACTCCTTTATCAATAATAAATCACCCAATATTAAAGCATCCAACCCACTATTAAAAAATGTATGCATTGCTTCTTTTGCTCCAAGTACTATTGGCATCCCGTGAGTATTTAGTGATGTGTTGAGTAAGCATCCACCCATAGCATCTACAATATCATAGTAATTCTCATTGTCTTCTCTCTTTAATATTTGCGGCCTTAATGTCAAATCTGCTTGATGTAATGTCGCTGGTATTTCCTCTTGTGCTTTTTTTGTACTATCAAATGCCATAGTCATAAATTTAGCATTTAAATTTTTAGGATTCTTAATGTAATCTTTTTTTTTATAATCACAAATTGTTGGGGTAAAAGGCATAAACCATGTTCTGAATTTTATAGCTTGGTTCAATCTTCTTACTATACTTATATCCTTTGGGTTTGCCATTATACTTCTGTTACCTAATGCCCTATGTCCAAACTCCATTCTACCGCTACATCTTGCTACTATTTTGTTTTGCTTTAATAAATTTGCTATTCCCTTTACACTAAAACATTCATAAATAGTAAATTTACAATTATAATCCTTGTAATATCTTATCTCTTTTTCTATTTCATATCCTGTTGGTTCTGGCCCAAGATAAATATTTGATAATGGTTCTGTTTTTATTCCATTCTTTATACAAGAATAATATGCCGCTCCAATTGATAATGAAGCATCACCCGAAGCAGGAAGTATTTGTATGTCTTCCAATTCCGGTATTTCTGAAATTACTTTACAAGCTTTTATATTTTGAGATACCCCACCAACAAAACATATTTTATATACTTCTGTTTCTCTCATGCAATTTCTTACCCATTCTACTAATAGGTTTTCTGTAAATCTTTGAACTGCTCCTGCAATTGCATCAAACGTATGACCATGAAATACTTCCTTAAAATGAAAATACAAATCATTTGGTTTTTTATCAAATATTATATTTAATCCATCTACTTTTAATATATCTTTTATCTTATTGTATGCCTTATCAACTAAATATTCTGGAGCATACGGAGCAAGACCCATTGTTTTGTATTCATGTTGCCCAATTTTCATTCCAAGAAGTAAAGTAATAAACTGATAAATCCTACCAATATTGTTTTGATCTGTACTACTTAATTGATATAATACTTTCCTATCTTTTTGGAATAATGCTACATTTCCATTTGAATAATCACCTATCCCCTCTGCTATTAGTACTAAACAATCATCATTATTCATTCCAGAACCATATAAACCATAATATTGATGGCACAATTCATGTGTTAAGAAAGTAATTTTATCTTCTGAAATACCAAGCATTTTTGATACTGCTCTTTGCCTAATACTTCTCATTTCTTTCATCTCAATCTTATCCATATAACCATTTAATACTTTATCATCCCATTCATAATCTTCATCATAAATAAATTCTTTTCGATCTTTGAATAAATCATAATATTTTACTTTTTTATTTTCAAGTAATGTTGGCCCCCAATAATCGGTTTGCTCTAACACAAAATCCTGAACAGAATAGTTTGCATTTCTTTTTACTTTTGTTAAAACAGGATTCCAATTTTTTGAACAAAGTATTACTTCATTTAAATCTTGTGAAGTAATGCCAGCAAAATTTAAGCAGTAATCCATAGCCTCTTTTGAAATACCATAATCTACTTTAAGACCAGAAAATCTCTCCTTGGCGCAGGCAGCTAATACCTCCCCATCTTTCATAAGACAGCAAGATGCATCATGTGCTTCATGGATTCCAAGCGAATAAAAACTCATACTACCTCTCTTTCTATAATCATATTAGTATATAGTTCCTGCCAATAACTTCTATTATAATTCGCCCTTACATTACAACTATTGCATAAAGCAATTAAATTTTCCGGCCTACAGTTCACCTTATTATAATCTATATGATGGATTGATAATCTTTCTGATTCTCCCCAACAATCAGAATTTTGACACTTAAATCCATCTCTATCCTTTATGTCATTCCTATACTCTTTATCACTCCAAGCACCACAATAAGGCTTGTCTGAAATGCCGCCCTTCCAATTTGGATGATTTTTACCGCTCATTATCTCAGACATTTTTATAAGTTGCTCTGAAGTTTTTTTCGTGCCAGAAGCTGGACTACTTTTCCCATAAAAAGGGTTGCCTTCCCCACTCATTCTTTTTGATACTTCTTCACAAAACTCTTTTGATCTTTTAATACCAGTTAAAGAATTAGAAATTTTCTTTCTTGTATCAATAGGAGTTATAATCCCCTTGTTCCAAGAAGAAACTCCTCTTTGATTGTGACCATGAACAAATCTATTCTTTACTTCCTCTCCACAACCGCACTCACAATATTTTATTTCAAGCATATGCCCCCTCTTTGCATTTCAGATCAATATATCTACATCCTCTAATTCTTCCAGTAATTTTATATTGCCAAAATCATTAACTTCCATATGAGAAACAACCATAAATGTGACTCTACTCCATCTTGAATCAGTTGAGCTTAATTGTGGCGGATACTCTTTTTTAAACTCTGTTCCTATTGGTTGTAATTCCATTTTACTTCTCCTTATTATGCAATACCTTATCTGCTTCTTCTATTTTGCTACCATTATATTCTATCCCTTTTAATTCACAATATTCTTTTATCGGTATAACTGCATAACCATTTAAGAAAGCCGAAATACTTGAGCCTGTTTTACTATAAAACAATGTAGGAGTTGGGTCATCCTTTCTACAAACAACAATACAATTATGCACATACGAACCATCTATACCTTTTTCATATTCCATTTTGCTCCTCCTTTAAAAGTTTTCTATATTTCCTTCTTAAATAACTATGATTATATCCTAATTTTTCTGCTGCAATTCTTAAATTTTTACTTTCATCACAAACCTTCAATATTTCTTCATCTGATAATGGATGTCTTCTTTTTAAATCAAATTCATTCATTTTTTTTATTACTGAATGATAACTGATTCCTAATTTCTTTGCTATTATAACGGTTGATTTACGCCTACTATATAATATTTTTAATAAATCTCTTTCTGATTCATAATTAGTTTTATACTTATAATTAAATCCCTCAAGAATCTCATACCAATCAAGCATTTTACCACTCCTTTTGAATTTCTTTTACTTCGCCTAATATTATCCAATTAGTATTTTTATTTATCACTTTCCAAAAATGCTTTTCTGTAATCCCAATATATTCGCAAAAATAATACACTAATTCATTACTTAATTCTTCAGCATCATATAGCTTTACTAATTCCTTGGCCTTATCTCTTGTTATCCTCCCAGTTCGTATGTCTTCGCAAGCATGGTCAGTCGCCCTTGCATACCCAAATTTGCGAAACTTTGTAAATTGATGTAAAATATTCCACTCCTCGTCTATCCCACTATACTGCCGATATGTTCCTTTTCTTCTTAATATTTTCCTAAAACCATACTGCTCCGCTATTTTCAAATTTACTTCTGAATCCCAAAAAATATAATCACCTAAAAATATCGTTCTTGCTGTTCTATTTTCAGGCAAGAAATAATATTTAATTTTTTCATAATCTTGTTCTCTTAAATAGTCTAAAAACTCATCACTATAAGAAATATTTTTATCATACCATCTTTGATCTATATCCTGATACAATTTAAAATCTTTACTTCCTGTATATTCAAACTCTGGATTTTCACCAAACATTACTAATGGAATATTTAACATATCTGCTAAATGAATCGGGTAACAATACAGAAGTAAATGATTTATACTATCTGGTGTTCCTGTTTGTAAAAATGCATGTTTTACTAAATCTTTATGAAGTATTTGCTCTGGTCTAAAAGTAATTAAATCTGCTCCTATATCTGGAATTAAATTTAAATTATAAGTTCCTATCTTTGTTTTCTTTCCATAATCCACATTTACTGCTAATGTTTTTAATTTTAATTCATGAACCGCATAATGAACTTGCGCTATGCTATCTTTACCACCAGATACAGGAACTATAATATCATAAAGAGGCTTTATATCACTAAGATATTCTATTTGCCAAAAAATAAAATCTTTTAATCTTTCTTTTCTACTACCCCAATCTATTTCTTTTTTCTTCTCATGATTTCTACATGCCAAACATACTCCATCATCATCAAATTCAAGATTTGGCTTGGTTGATGGTGCAACACAATTCAAACAATATTTAATCATCTTTTTTCTTCCAATCATAATTTAAAATATATTCAAACCTCTTATATAAAATACCTTTTCTGCTATCAATAAGCCCTTCAAAACAACCATCATAAATAGAATTAACTGTTGGATAAACTCTTGTTAAAGGTAAATTATTTTTATTTTCCACCTCCATTTTTGGTGCATGCCTCAAACAAGTTCCATGCGTTCCTCTTATATTTTTTTCAACACCTCTACTTGTAAAATGATTCCAAATAAAACACTTGCATACTCTACAATTAATATGCGATTTGTCAATTAAATCTTGTTTTATAAAAATATCAAACAACCTACCAATTAACTCTTGATTCGATTTTACATATTCATAAAGATTCTTTATTTCTTCTTCAATTTTCATACTCCCTCCAAAAATAACTTAATATTAATCAAATTAAATAAAAATTTACTATCTGCGTTTACCATGCTCCCACTATCAAATAATTTCTTTACTTCTTCTTGATTTAAAATATCCCATAATTCAGAATCCCCAAAAAGCCAATGCCTATTTTTACTAACATTAATATCAAATAACTCGGTTATTGTAGTATTAAACCCTACTTTCCTCCTACTTTTCAATACACATTCAGGCACTATCCCTTTCATTGCTGATCTTAATACTGCTTTTGTATAACCATTTCTTATTAAATATTCAGTCGGTATTTTATTTGCCAATTCAAATAATTCTCGATCTAAAAATGGTGATCTATTTTCTATTGAAAAATACATTGAATTTAAATCATCTTCATGTAACACTACCGGAACAACCTCATAAAATAATTCATTCAACATTCTATTTCTTAATATATCTTTTGTAAAATTAACTTCCGCAAACTCCTCTTTCCAATTTATGTTTAAGTATTTATCGAATCTACCAACATCATATAAGTGATCCCGAAAATAAGGATTTTGCTCGAATAAAACAAAATCTTTTAATATCGGATTCCTTATTTGTGGAAGTACTTTTTCAGCCCAAATTTTAAACTCTTCAGAATGACCAACAGAATTAAAATAGTAATGAAAATGATCATAATATCCTGAAAATAATTCGTCCCCTGCTGTTCCTGATACAGAAACATTATATCCTTTTTCTGATACTCCCTGCATTAACAACCAATGAATATAATATGAAATAGTTGATATAGGTGAATCGTGATATTTAATTACTTCTCTCATATTGTCTAAAAAATTATCATGAGATAAATAAATATTAGTATGTTTTATTTTTAACTCTTTTACTACTTTCTCAACTATATCACTTTCATCATATCTCCCGTCTTTACTAACTATTGTAAAACCATGCACATCATAATCAAATACTTTTTTTGCTATACTGATTAAAGAGGAAGAATCAATACCCCCTGATTGGCAAAAAGCTATTGGTATATCTGCTCTTAATCTCTTCCCCACTACATTTATCATTGTTTCTTTTACTTGATCTACTGCTTCTTCAAAAGACATTCCCTCTTGTTTGTAATCCCAAAAATTACTCCAATATATAAAATCATCCATCTTTCTATTTTTTATTTTTACTCCCCAACCCGGCCTTACTGCTTCAACTCCTTTAAAAAATGTTTTTGTTTGATCTTTATATATCGCTCTATACCCATTAATCAAAAATCTATTTATCTGATTGTAATTTACTTCTAGTTTATATGGCAATAATGCTTGAATAAATTTTATTTCAGACCCAAAATAAATATTCTTACTTCTATTGCACTTATAAATATATAATGGTTTCTCTCCAAATCTATCTCGGCACAAAGTTAATTTTTTAGATTCCTTATCATACAAGCCAAAAGCAAACATACCTTCACATTGATCTATATTATGAAAATCTTCTTCAAGTAAGTTTAGAAATACTTCTGTATCTGATTCTGTTTTATATTCTTTATTTTGTCTTAACTCCTTATAATTATATAGCTCACCATTATATGCAAAAACAGATTTATCAGTTTGAAATGGTAAATTACTTCTATCATCTAAATCAATAATTTTTAATCTTGAATTTATTAATATTACCTTATCAT